AGTTCGAATCTCTCCATCTCCACAAAGGGTGTTGTAATGTTTTGATTTACAACACCCTTTTTCTTTTACACGTATATTTACACGCAAAAATTAAAAATAAACCTTATAGGGTGTCTATAGGATATAGACAAAGATATTGATTTTAGACATAAAAAATATGCTATATAAAGTAGATTATTTTCATTATATTTTTCACGATTTGAGCTCTCTGAAAAAACGAACGTCCGGACTATCACTAGCACGGACGTTCTACAATTTGTTAACCCGCCACTTATGGTAGCGGATTGACAAATGTATAATATTTATTTTGTAAAATCAATATTCATGCCGAAAATTTCGGCTATCGATTGCAATGTATCAAAGCCTACATTAAAAGCTCCCTTTTCAATCCGGGATATAGCATGCTGTTTGGTATTTATTTTTTCGGCCAATTCTGCCTGTGACATTCCGGCCTGCTCCCGGAGTTGAGCTATGCGCTTGCCGATCCTTATTCGCCCAGAATCTTTCCAGGTTTGAGTATTTTGTAAATAAGAAAAATAATAGTACATTTGTGCTACATGATCGTAACCAAACAAGTTACACAATATGGTCTCTGAAATATTTGAACTAATGTCTATCCGCGAACAGATATCTAATTTATCGGTTCGGGAGTCAGAACTCGTAAAACCAAAACTATCAGACCTATCATTAATTCCGTATTTACACAATTATTTTATCGATGCTTTTGGCATGGGAAACACCCGGAAGCTGGGAGCTATACAAAGAAAGAAGTTTGTCTTTATCATTGTCCTTCTTTATTCTCCGTCTACGTTGGCAGGAGGATGTTTAAACAGAGGGGTAAGGGATGGACTTGCTCATGCATTAAAGTTGAATGCTCCTTCGGCTGTGTCCAGGATATGTTCAGATTTGATTTTTTCTTATCAGCATTATAGGGATTTTAGACTTGATGTTGACAATAAAATTGCTTTAATGGAGGGTAAACTTCGATCCGATGGTTATCTGTAAAAGAAAAATGTGACAGAAACCAAACTGTTACGTTTTCGATTTGAAGTTATGCATGTCATCATAAGAGGCATGCTTAACTTTGATGAAAAGATTTTGTATGGCTCTCACTATCAAACAAGAAAAGTTTTGCAACTATTACCTTGAATGTGGTAACGCATCTGAGGCTTACAGGCGTGCATACTCTTGTGATAAGATGAAAAGTGAAACAATAAACATTAAGGCTTGCGAACTTCTTAGCAGCGGTAAGGTTTCGGTAAGGGTCAAAGAACTTCAGGCTGCTCTTCAGTCGCGTTCTGATTTAAATAAAGATGAAGCAGTTAATATACTGACAAATATAGCTCGTGCTAATGTTGTCGATATGTTAGAGATTAAACGGACGGAGAATTATCGTATATTTTTAATAAAGGATCTTTCGAAATTACCTATTCATTTCCAGCTAGCTATACAATCAGTAAAAAGTACAGAGAAAGGATTTGAGGTTAAGATGTACTCTAAGATAGACGCTTTAGACCGGTTGTCTAAAATGATGGGATGGGATGCTCCAGTAAAACAAGAAGTAAAGCAGGAGGAAGAAACTCATTATGTAATACAGGTTATTGATAAAAGGGAGGATGTAGCTCATGCCGATAATCCAGACGACTAAAATATTTACTACTGTCGATAATGCCGTCCAGTCCGGCTATAAGATCGTTTCTGCACAGGGAAGCTCCAGGAGTAGTAAGACATATAACATCCTTATTTATCTTTTGTCTTACATCTTAGCGAATAAAAAATCCTTGTCTATCGTCAGAAAGACTTTACCTGCGTTAAAAGGTTCTGTGTTCCGTGATTTTAAAGAGATCATGCAGGATAAGTTCAAGATATGGGACAATCGCTGTATGAATAAGTCTGAAATGGTTTACACATTCCCGAACGGTTCGTTTGTTGAGTTTTTCTCGACAGATGATGAGCAAAAGATCAGAGGTCGTAAACGCAATATCCTATACTGCAACGAGGCAAACGAAATTTCATTTTTGGAATGGCAGCAACTCATTATGCGTACTACCGATTTTTCTATAGTAGACTATAATCCCTCTTTTTCAGACGAACATTGGTTGTGCGAACTTAATAAGGACACTAGAACCTATCATTTTATCTCAACGTATAAAGACAATCCTTTTTTGGAGCAGACAATAATTGACGAGATAGAATCTCTCCAATATAAAAACAAAGTGTTGTGGACCGTATACGGATTGGGATTACAGGCTATGGCCGAAGGTTTAGTTTTCCCGGAATTTGAGATTATTGATGAATTTCCTGCAAATGCAAAGCAGGTTGCTGCCGGTCTGGATTTTGGATACAGTTCTGACCCTACGGCTATCGTCAAATGCGGAATACTTGATGGTAGGCTATATTTAGACGAACAATGCTATCGCACTCACATGCTAACAAGCGAGATAATTAAAGAGTTAAAAAAGTTGGGGCTGTTTGTTTACGCAGATAGTGCCGACCCTCGGTTAATACAGGAGATTGCTAATGCGGGGATCATCATCTTTCCGGCCGACAAATATAAAGGCTCTGTCATGGGAGGATTATTTAAGATGATGGAGTATAAATTGTGTGTAACAAAGCGATCTGTTAATTACATCAGGGAGTTAAAAAACTATGTTTATGAGCAGAACAAAGATGGCAAGTTTATAAATCAGCCTATTGATGCTTATAACCACCTAATTGATGGTACAAGATATTATACGATAGGCAAGCTGTTAGGTAAGGTCCTAACATCAAAACAATATAGTAAAGAGGATTTAGGTATATACTAACAATAAAAAAGATATGGGATCAATATTAAACTATATAGTTGATATATTTAGAGGGCAGTCAATGAACAACTCTGAAGTAACTAAAGACTTGGTTACGCTTATCCAGGATAAGGATATAAGTCAGGCTATGGAAATGTTTCAAAATAGGGACCTGGAAGTATTAGAAGCGATACAAGAATATGATCCTAATCTCCATGAGATTATGAGTCGTCCTAATAAGCTACGAAAGGGTAGGGAACCATATAAAACAGAGAAACTACCACGAAGATGGCAGGCTTATATTAATGAGGTAGCTTTATTTTATTTATTAGGCCAACCTATTAGATGGAGTAAAAATGACCCTAATGTTAAAGATGAAGCGTTTGATGCTTTTACTCAGTTTTTAAAAGATACCCGCTTTAATACAACAATGCGTCAAGCAAAAAGAATAGCGGGGGCCGAAACGGAATGTGCGAAACTGTATCATATATACCGAAATGAAGAGACGAATAAACCGGAGGTAAAAGTTGTTTTGTTGGCTAAGTCTTTAGGATACACCTTGAGACCAATGTTTGACCAATATGGAACACTGCTGGCTTTTGGTTATGGCTATTACCTTAAGGAGGGGTTGAATACTGTTGAGCATTTTGATATACAGACGTCGCAATTTATCTATAGATGCAAAAAGTATAATAAAGGATGGGAAGTGACGACTATTGTCAATCCAACTGGTAAGATTAATATAATATATTATCAGCAAGAAAAAGAGTGGGAAGGGGCGCAGAGTCGTATAAATAGAGATGAGCAGGTGGATTCCAAGTCCGCAGATACAAATAATTATTTTGCAGATCCGAAGGCCAAGGTATCAGCAGATGTACTTGAGTCTCTATCTGATCCGAATGATGTAGGCGAGGTTATTAGATGTTTTGGCTCTGATAGCGTGTTTGAATATGTTACTCCTCCTGACTCCGTGGAACTTAAACGGTTTGAAAAGGATATATTGAAAGAGTCTATTTTGAATGACACTTTTACATTTAACTTTTCTCCTGAAAACACGAAAGGCTTAGGTACTTTAACAGGGGAAGCTCTAAAACGTGCAATGGCTCCATCCTACATGAAGCGGGATAATCGTAAAGAAATATATGAGATTGCAGTTGATAGGGAGAAAAACCTGATTTTAGCAATTATGAAAAATGTTACCCATATTGAACTTAAGGCAAAACTAGAAGCACTACAGATAGATTTCGAGTTTTCTGAGCCGTTTCAGGAGGACATAGATAAAAAATGGACTGCAATCGGTAAATTATATAATGATGGTATAGTATCCCTTGAAACTGCTATAAAGATGCTGGGTATCACTGATAAGCCCACTGAAGAAATTAAGAAAATATTGGAAGAGAAACAACAAAATGAAAATAACAATGAAAGCAATAAAGAAGATAATCAGTCCAGTCAAAATAACACAAATGCAGGACAAGGCAATCAAAGGGCAAATAGAGGTGAAAATAACGCTTAAAAAGTGGTATATCTGGTATTTATATATAACAACAATCATTAATTATATATTTTATGGCAGCAACAATATTAAATAGTACAAAGCAAGGAGACAAGTATGTAAGTGAGTCTTTTGAGATGACATCTGATAATGCAGGCTTGCAAGTGACAACAAAAGATGACAGTGATGTCCTTGTTGAGATTAGTCTTGATGGTGCAACATGGCAAATTGCAGCCTTTAATCACAGAGGAGTCAAAAATGTGGTTGATGTTATCAGCGGAGGCAAAGCCGGGCTGAAAATAAGAATAATTACAACAGCAGAACCATTATCAATTCAGATCCTGCAATGATAATCCTAAGTCATACAAATTTATCGGGCATTAATCTCGGAGGGATAAACCTCTCCGAGATTAAACTAGGCATGCCTAGCGGAAAAGGTACAGGAGGAGAAGAAACTTTTGACCCATCATCCTTTGATCAAGCATGGAGTGTAACAGGTAAAACTAACGATGATGAAGACCGTGCTACAGTTAAAAACCTTACTGGCAATGGAAATGATTTGATGTTAAGTAATTTTGCGTTTGCTGAAGATAGTGGGTATAATAGTGAGGGATACTTGGTTACTGATGGAGTGGATGATTCCGTAGCCTCTTCTAACTTCAATTTATATGATGATTTCACATTTGTAGGTGAATGGATGTTATTGTCAACGGACGTTAGTGTTAATGCTGGAATTATAAAATCTAGTAAATTGTATATTTATAATTATATAACAGGCATATCATTATTTATAAATGGTATAGGTGCAGCAGCTAATACCAATTTGCAAGGAATAAAATCATTAAAAGCAATATGTTCTGACGGTCGTGCATACGATGAAAACTGGAATGAAATTATTGTTAAGTTTAATGTTCATGGTAGAGAAAATAATTCGTTTATCTTAGGTTCAAATACTAATAATAGTAAATTTGCTCCTCTAGCTTTTAAAAACGGAGCTTTCTACAGTGACAAAGCTCTAACTAAAGACCAGTGCATCAAAGCATATAACTATTTACAAACCCTAAAAGAGAAGTAATATGAAATATATCGTATTACCAGCAGAAATACTAGCTGAAGTTACACAAGAAGCATTGGATTACTTCCATCTGTCGCCTCGTTACAGTATTGACGGATCAGAGGTGATTATGAAAGTAGACAATTATGAAAAACTGTTTCCATCGGTCATGACTCTACCGGAAACAGGAGAAGAATATCAGGGTCCGGTTTATCCATATCCGGTGTATGAGGGAGATATCCTTGATAATTTGCTGAATTCGAAAGAATGGAAAAATGAAGAACTCCCTATATAATGGCAATGGCCCTAACTTCACAGTCCGGACCATTAATCGTTGAAATCCCCTGATGGGATGTGTAAAGGTAGCGAATGATGTCAAATGCGGCAAAATTTACTACCTTTTTAATTAAAATGTAACAGTTCTCAAAGTGTTACGTTTCTCTTGTTCAAATATTTCCGCTCATATTTACTTACCTGTAATTTTATGCTATAGAATTAAACTAAAGTGTATAAAGTATGAAAGACAAAATTTTCAATCTCTTAAAACAAACTTATTCGAGTTTTGGGTTAAGTGATGATATCTTACAGGGACAGGCCGAAGCTTTGGCTAACACAGGGCTTGTAACTGATGACAATTTACAGGCTGTTATTGATGGTCAAAAGCCTTTCCTCTCTTCGCTGCAAAGCGGTATTGACAAACGTGTGACAGACGCTGTTAATAAAGCGAAGGCAGAAAAGAAGGAGGGCGCTGCTGCTGGGGGCGAGCAGACAAAAACAGAACCCGATTTACAGAAGTTGATTGAAGAAGCAATTGCGGCAAAGCTATCTCCTATCCAGGAAGAACTAAACGCTTACAAAGCAAAGGAACAGCAAGGTGCAAGAGCTAATATGATCGCTTCTAAAGCAAAAGAACTCGGTATACCGGAATGGAGAGCTAAAGAAGGATTTGCTATAACTCCAGAAATGGATGAAGCTGCAATAACGTCTTATTTGGCTAGTGTTAAACAAAACATTGTTACCGCAGGGCTTGAGAGTAGTAACACATCAGGCGTATTGTCTACTCCGGACGATAAAGCAAAAGAGTCAGCAGAAGAATGGGCCAGAGCTCTTCCTGATGCAAATTAACCATTAAAACAATAAGTAAAATGGCCATTAAATTTGAAGGTAAAACTTATTCCGGGAAAATGCCGGTATTTTGGAGGGGAGAAGCTAAAATTCTCCCTGGGGGTTGCAAATTGTTACAAACATTTCCCAAGGGGACTGTAATAAAGAAAGGAACACCTTTGCATGTTGTTTTTGGTACTCTTACAGCAGCAGTATCAAAAAATATTCAGGTTGTTTCCGGTGGTACAACAACAAAACCACGAGTGAATAAAGGCTCTTTGTTTCAGGCTGGAGATGTTGTAATGAAAGAAGGAGAAACAACAGGGGTTAATGTTTCGTCTGTTGATACATCAAATGAAGATTATGATGTACTGACTCTTTCTGCAGCAATCACCGGATTAGTTGCTGGGGACATGTTAATTGAGGCTACCGGAGCTACAGATGCAGAAGCTAAATATGTCCCAAATATGGTAGTAGGGGAAGATACTGACCCATTGTCAGGAGGTGATCAGGATACGGTCTCTGTTGCTTTTGATGCAGCGGTGTTAAAAGGATATGTACCGGATTTACCGGCCTCATGGATGCAAGGTATCTGCTTAAAAAACAACCCTAATATTATTTACGTAAAACAGTAAAAATATGGCAGAAATATTTCAATACAGCTCTCTTTTCAAAGAGTTAACACGACAGACTCAACTTCGTTTTGATGCAGTGTCAAGGCTTCATAAGCAATTGTTTGACAATGTATTTTACGAACGCTTTTTTACATGGGATTTTCCATCTGTAGGACTTAATTTTGAAGAAATCAAAGGCAAGTACAATGTGACTATTGCCGCTGCAACTATTGATGACAAATCAAAAGAGCCGGTGTTGGGGACTCACGGTCTTGAAACAATCGCCCAGAAAGTGTTGCATCATGCAATCACACTCCCTATGACGATTGAAGACTACAGAAAGGTTTTGCAGATTCTTGATAGTAAATCTATCCCAGAAGAAGACGCTAAACGTCAACTTATAGAACTTATGTGGGGAAATGTTAGGACTCCGGTTCAAGGCGTGCAGGCAAAACTTGATATCATCGCCATGGGAGCTTTATCTAATGAAGGTATTGCTACATTGGATGAGACAAACAACCCTGAAGGCGGTGTAAAAACGACTATCAATTATAACATGCCGGAAGAAAACAAAGCAAAAGTTACATTGGGATGGACGGACGCTAATATCACTAATGTCGATGTTTTCGAAGATATTCAGGGGATGGTAGACGCTTTCTCGGACAAAGTTGTATTTGATCGTATTCTCCTTTCTCCTGCCAAAATTTCGTACATTTTACGTACAAAGAAAATGAAGCAGGTGATTTTCGGAACAGACAAACAGAATACTCCTCTGCTGTTAAATGAGTTCAACGAATTCATGCGAACAAACGAGTTGCCAGTATTGGAGCCGGTAAGAAGACAATGTTTGATCCAGAATAATGGAACGTTTACGCCGTATAATCCTTGGAACTCCAAAAATCTGGTATTTATACCTGCTGGTAATCTGGGAGTTGTGAAGAATGCATATGTAAATAACGAATTAAGGCCGGAGCCGGGTGTGACATACTCAAATTATGGACGTATTCGTGTTGCTCAGTGGGGAGTAGGCGAAACACAGAATTCCAATGGTGTAGAGTTTACTAAGGCAGAATCGTATTCTTTGCCGGTCATCACTGAAATCAACGGTATTGGATCACTTAATACCGAACCTGATTGATCATGACGGTATCTGATTACATAACTCAAAAGATCGGTTCTTTCGGTATGCATTTATCGGAGGCCGATCTTTTGGATATGACCTTGAACAGTTATGTATCTCTTGAAGACGAAGTGACAAAAGAGAATATGGCTGAAGTAAATAGGGCGATAGCTGTATTTATTCCTTCATTGCTTGCTCGCCCAACTTCGGTGAACGAAAATGGATTCTCCGTATCTTGGGATAAAGACGGTATCAAGGCTTATTATTCGTTGTTGTGTAAGCAATTAGGAATAGAAGATGTTTTATCAAGTCGGATTTCTGACGCTACAATGTATTGGTAATGTATTTTGCGCCTCACATATTAGAAAAAAAGGTTTACATCGAACCGGATCGGGATGACAAAGGGAATACCATTCCCGGAACCGGCGGTGATATCTGGGAAACAATTGGTCCGTGTCGATGTGATGACAATGGTTCCGGTAAGCAAATCGGGGTCAATGGTAAAATGGTAACTTATAATTACCATATAGTGATTGCGGGTCAAATAAAATTATCTGAAGATGATTATGTGAGGGCATTAGAGCAAGATGGTTCCGTTAGGGGCGAAGGAAAGGTTATCAAGCCAGGTAAATGTAATTTTTTGAACTATTCAGAGGTATGGGTTTAGGTATAAAAACTAAATATGATTTTTCGGACCTTAAGAAAGCTAAGGCACAGCTTAAAAAAGAGGTAACTAACGATATGCGTATAGCGGGTGACCTGTATTTAAATGTCGCAGTTACTAAAGGCTCTTATCAAAATAGGACCGGAAATCTTCGTAGCTCAAATGCTTATGCTATTACTAATGATGGTAAAGTGATAGAGGAAAAGGTTGCTAATACATTTAGCAAGACAGACGCTCAGAAATATGCTTTGCGGGCGATACAAAATGCCAGTAAAGCGGGTGACTCTCTTATTCTAGTGAATGGTATGCCTTACGCCTCTTATGTAGAGAAAAGAGGCTTTGATGTATCATCAATGGCTTATTTACAAGCCGCTGACAAATTAGGGGTAGAAGACAAATGATGACAATTGAAGACATAAAGGATATGCTCTATAAGAAGGCTACAGCAGTCTTTCCCGGTATGCCGGTATACAAAGACAAGCATCCTACTTACAAGAAAAAACATGTCCCTGAAAGAATTGTTGTCAATGTTCTTGGCATGACGAATACACCCTGGTCGAAAGGATATGCTAATGTCAACATCTTTGTCCCATATGATCCAAATGTTAATTATCCGGCTCCCAATAGCGCAAGACTGAACGAGATTCAGAAGATTGCAGAAAAGGCGTTTTTCAAGGGATATTTTGAATATGAAGGTCATAAAGGAACCTATACCATAGACGAATTAAGCACAGAAGAAGATCCGGAAACAGATTCTTATTTTGTGAATGTGAGATTATTTTTTAAAGTAGCAAATTTTAAACTGAGATAATATGAATGCAGTAGGTATCAAACGATTGTTATATGCAGATCCGTCGAAGGTTACCGGAGATTTGACTCCAGCTATGCTAAAATCAATTTTAGAAGATGCAGAGACGGAAGAAGTGACCAATGTGCATCAAGACACCTGGTCAATGGACGAATCGGAAGCATCGGTTACGCGATACAACAATCAGCTAACAAAGAAACCTTACCGGCAGTCTGCGGAGCTGGGAGAGGTTACAATGAACTTCACCATTGGCGAATATGATTTCAAAACTAAAAAGAATCTTATGGGTGGAGAAGTCATTACCAAAACCGGAGGGGAAGCAATAGGGTGGAAGCGCTCAAGAACATACGAAGAAATCCACAAGTGCTTAATGGCATTGACGGAAGATGATGTATGGGCGGTATTTCCGAAAGGGGCTGTTGTTACCCGTGAGGCCGAAACAGATGGTGCAACAGGATTAGCAGTTGTCGGGACAGCAATGGAGCCGGAAAATACAGCTATCAGTACAGAATACTGGTATTATGACAAAGAAGTTCAGTCTTCATCTAGTATTTAATAGGTTGGTTTAGGTTTTCAATTGGGCGGGGTTTATCCTCGCCCTAACTATTTAAAATTATGAACAAAGCAGCTAATATCGTAGCAGAATCACTGACAGGTGATAGGTTTGTTACAATAGTGTTAAAGGGAGAGGGGCATACTGTTTACCCTCCTGTAATAAAAGTGCTTTTAAGGGCAATACAATCGCTTGCAAAGATTGAGGTCCCGGATAAAGCCAATTGGATTGACGCCCTTTTTTCTATCCCCGGCAATGTGGAGCGCATAATAAAGGCTTTAGCTATTATTATTGCCGGTAACGTAGATGATTGGGAAAACAAGTCTAAAGAAATTGTATCATCCTTAAATGAATCGACCCTGGAAGAATTAAAAGAAGCATTCGGCAAAGTCGTCAGCCTAATACATGTAGACGATTTTTTCGATTGTGCCGCCTTAGCGAAGAGCGTAGCAAGGATGGCGGCGGAACCCAGGTAATAGGAAACGACACAATGTTCGGTCAGATTGCCAGCATAATGGAAAATCTGCATTTATCATATACGGAAGTGTATGAGGTTATCCCTTATCAAAACTTGCTTATGATGCAAAAGGATAAGCTAAGAGTATGTTACGGAGAGAAGATAAAGAAATCGTCCGGTGGTGACATGATGGCTCGTAGAAGGGGTAAAAAATGATGAATGATCGATTGGAATATCTCATACAGTTACAAGAGGCAAACCTTCAGATATCGGCTAATAACAATGTTTTATTACAGCGTATATTGGCCGGTATGGACGAAGGTAATGCCTTTAGCCGTGGTGTAGCTGAAAATGTAACAGCGTATTATGCTATTCAGGCAATTGAAAAGGCGAGGAACAACATGCCTGATTAAGTATTCCGTCTTTATAAGCATCTAACATCTATCATAATTTGTCTGTGTTTAATATCAATTCATAATCACCTTGTAACATACCATCAGGTTTGATATTTAGTTCTTTACAGGATTCAAGGTAAAGATCAATAGCTTCATATATATTATTTTTGATGTCTATCAAGCTATCTCCAACGGTGACGATAGGCAGTCCATCGACATAAGCACTCAAGTTACTACCTGCATTTTCTACTATTACTTCAATAATATTCATGCGATAAAAATATTAATAAATATTGAAATATAAAATATGCGTCCTGGAAAAGTTTTATAAAACAAAACCCTCCGGTCGTATTACCGGAGGGCATCTGAACGGACACGTTGGGTACGAAAGACTCCATCGTGCTAGAGTTCGCTATTTGGTTTTTATGTAGCAGCTTTACCTGGTATCGAACAGCAAACGCCATTAACAACGCTTTCCCCGATCATCTTTCCAATTGCATTCATGCAATGGATGAGTCCATCCGAAAACTCTTCTCTTTCTTCTATATAATCAATGCCGGCTTGTTCGCCAATAACATTCAACTGTTCTTCGAAAATAATACTAGCTTCACGCATCTTGATTAATGCGTTCATTAGGTCTAAATTGACCTTTATTTCTTTTGCTTCCATGTGCAATACTTAGGTTTAATTGTTTGTAAAAAAGGTGTAACAATGGCTGTACGTCATTACTCCGTACCTCGATAATGTGTTGTTATATAATCTGTTAGTTCGTCATTTCTCTTTCGATTAGAGGAAGAAAACTATGCTTTTTTAGCTCCTCATACAAGAACAGGCGTCCTTTTTGCGTCCATTCGGTATTTAGGCTAACGTCTGGACTACCGTTTGTATGAGTATAGTTATGAGTAGTGCTATGAACGTATCCTTTGTTCAAATACTTTCCGTATAAGATCCATTGGTTACGGACTTTGTGTTGTATTCCCAGGTCACGCAGTAACAAATTGAATTTTCTTGCACTCATTCCGTAATCCTGCGCTATTTGTGTAACCAAGACGGTTTGTTTGCTCTGAAGGATCACACGAGTGTACTCGCTTTGTTTTTGTAGTTCGACATTCTCGGCTTTTAGCTCTATTATCTCTTCCTCCTTCTGCATAAGCTGCTTTTGTTGTGCTTCGATCTGTATCTGCTGTTGTGCGGCCAACATTAAGGCATCGCCGAAGGATTGGGGAACCGGAAAGCTTTCTTTTCGTTTATTCTCCAGTTCTTCCCAGCGATTGATAATTTTTTCTCTAAGAACTGCATCATAGCCACTAGCAAGGATTAAACAGCCTTTTTTAGTTAGATTATAACAAGGCCTTTGTTGGTTGTTAGCATCTGTGTATGAGCCCAATCCAAAATTGGATTCGGCTACTCCTTGTTCCAGAAGGTTGCGAATGTCACGCATAATATGAGCGTGTTGCTTTCCTGTCAATTCAGAAATTTGCAAAGATGTGATGTAATCCATTTCGGAGGATTGGACCGTACCTAACACAGCAATAGGAGTGCTGTTTGAGTAATTTTCATTCAAGTGTAGCATAAACAATGAAAATTAATAGTTGATAAATAAAGAAAGCAGAGAGTTTCTCCACGTTGCTACACTTCCATATTGGCTTAGGGGCGAATATGTACGGAGAAACCTCTGCTTATATCTTAGACAGATGTTTACAATAGGGCATAAAAAATCCCCTAACCAAATATGTATATAAAAGTGTAGCACTGCAAAAGTGCGTACATTCATCGACATATCCAAATATTTAATCATATTTTTCATAAAATCTTTACTTTTAGTGTATAACATGGGCTGTGCGGAATTTAAACGCACCTCCAATTGGCTGAATATCAGCTGGTATTTAAAATGGGCTTAAAGGATACTACGCTGTGTTTTCAGTGTAGCAACTATAGTTTATGTTCATAACAATCTTTTATTTGGTTATTAAAATCCCAGAAAAATAGCAATGGTATACTTCGAAGTAAGGCTCAATAAATATCGCCGGTTCTCTGACTATAATTAAAAACAAAATCAGTATTTGATTTGTTATTAGAAAAAGAAGATCGAAAACTACCTTTGACAGATTGAATTTTATGCTTGATTCAGAAAGATTACAGCCAATATTCTTCCTGAATAAAGCTTTTGTTGTGTCTAATAGTCTAGTAACCAATGCTATGCTTCTGAGACTTATAACTTATGTCCGTTTTATAACTTATCCGTATTTAATATAAAGTAAGTTTACTTGTGTTTAGTACTCTTAGTAATAAAAGGACTATTTAACTGTTAGACCATTTTAGCCAGTTTACCATCTGAGGGATTACCTCCAAACAGATGGTTGATATAGGCTAGACCTTTTTGAGTGACCAACGTCTTTGTTACGACAAACCCAGGGTGATTATCTCGCTCGATAAACTTCTCCTTCATTTCAAAGTAACCGGCATTGACAAATCTTTGTTTGGGCTCGTTCCGGTTAGAGAAAAATACACCGGCTTGTCTCAACTTTTGGAACAGGGTGTTGCGTCCGAATCCCAGCTTTAGGATTTTAGCGGCCATACCGATATCAACTTTGTCGTCGGTGGCAAATGCGGCGTCTGCGAAGTTGGCTTTCGGCTGGAGCTTGGCATTCTGTTTGGCTAGTAACTCCTTTTCGGCTTTTGCTTGTTCCAGCCTCTTTTGTAGTACGGTCATAGCATAAGCGATGGCTTCATCATCGTTGGATACTGTCACAACGCCTGTTGTGAGAAGTTCTTTGATGCGATCGTTGCACCATATAGCAAAAGCAGGACTTAGCCAACGAGCAAATTCTAGGGCTACATCTTCGTGCATCCATGTGCCTTGTTCGCAGTTGCCACCTTGTATTATTTTTACTAAGTCCGTTAGGGGAATTGTCCTAACGGCTGATAATGTGGACAAAAACTCTTTAGTGGATTTGTTGGAAAGCCAATCTTTGGCAAGCTTTCCGAACGGCTTTGCCATTTCTGTGGCATTCACCATAACGCTATTTCCTTTCTGAAAAGAAATAGGACTTCCGTTATATTGGAAGATTTGGTTTAATTCATTTGCCATAACTTGTAGCATTAAGTTATTTAATAGGTAACAAAAAAGCGGTCACCATATACGCTGCTACAAGTTGATGGACTTCACCCCGAAAGGCTAATCTTAACTTACGTATAGGCAACCGCCAATATCTTAAAATTTGGACATAAAAAATGCCCAATAAACAATTGAGCAAATTGATCGCTTGCCCCGCGAGATGATTTAGTTCATCAACCTGTAGCACCGCAAAAGTACAAATATTTTTCATTATAGCAAGCATATTATAAAAAATTGCTCCTTTGTAGTCAAAATAATAAAATCCGTTGTTTGTTAATTCAGTATTTTCCATAACTTTGCATTATGATTAGTTTTCTGATTATCCGCAAAGGTGGCTTATGTCACCGATGCGGATTTTTATTTAATAGAAGACATGTTTTATGCCATAAGTTCTTTTGGCAATTTATTTCTTTCATAATACTCTCTTCTAAGAAAGTTCATGCATTCGTCGTAAGTCTTGATGAAGCCGCGTTTAATAGACTTGGCAACATCTCTTTCCAACTCCAATAATTCTCTCGCTTTCAATTCTTCTCCTACCTTGTTTCTCATGCCGGTCTCATGGGCTCCATAAACAACGTAGTTTAATGCTCTGGCCACATTCTTGATCGCAGCCTGCAAAAGATTTGGATGAACGATTGTCTTTAAAGCGCTGTTCATTTCTCTGTATGCATCCCCAGCATCATTACGATACTGGATAAGTTGGTCGTAAACGAAACGAATGACTTTTACTTCAAATCGAGGATTGATCCACATCGCAAATTTGATGAACAACATTGGATGCATCCAGACTTGTAGTTGCGGTCTACCTGCCTTTCCTTCTGTCTTTACTTTTGATTTCTTAAATGCCTGATTATCAATTTTAGGGGAATTTTCCCCTAAACCATTTTCTCTCTCTTCTTCGATCAAAGCATCAATAAATTCAATTGTTCTCTTGGATTCTAAAAATTCATCCATTTTTCTTTGTTCATTGCCTGGAGTATTATTCCATTGTCTCAAAAGCGCATTCCCGTCGAAATATCCATCACTTGTTCTCTGCAAGACCTTGAAATTTCCCATCGGTCTCTCTAAAATCTGATTAGTTTTCATAATTATGTGTTTATAAATTGTTGCTAAAAGAAGGGCCCCACCTTTTCATCATCCTATTGTGGCTGTTGAATGATTACTCAGATAGAGCCCGAATGTCTTACTACGGTAACAGCCACGTAACCGTCAAATCTCATAACACAAAATTATGAAGCACCAAATACCCAACCCAATTTTTTGCCCTCAGAAACGTAACAGTTTCCGAAATGTGACCAAAATTTTTTAATGCTCTTGTTTTCATACGAATTATATATTAAATAGTTTATAGTATCTGATTAATCACCGGAGTAAGCCCGGTTTGCATACAAGCTACTCATACCAACATGAGACAATACAACATTATGCTTTCTTTCTTCCATCTGCTTTTGAAAAGCTGCTCTCTGTTCAGCCAAGCGGACCATGTTCTTAGCCGAAGCCCATGCTTGTTTCAGACATGATCCGAACGTCCTACCGTACTGCTTACATTCTTTATATAATGTATGAGCCGATTTCATGATTTCGCTTTTGTTGTATTTCTGTGTTGCCATAATTAATGATATTGTATTCTATAATTACAGTGCAAATATAACGCATAATATCATATTTGACCAAATAAAATGAAGATAAAAATGATTGTATAAACTATAATTAACACAATGGTATGACATACTATGTTATAAACTGATTAATTTTGCAGAAAATAGTTATAACCTAAGATATCATATATATGAGAATTAAAGAAGTAATAAAAGATAAAGGTATGACCGTTAGTTCTTTAGCTGAAAAAATGGGAATTAAGCAAGAAAGTTTAAGTCGTGCAATAAATGGAAATCCAACGTTGGAAACTATAGATAAGATAGCTTGTCATCTTGGAGTCGAAGTCTGGGAACTTTTCACCGAATCTCCCGGGGAAAGCGAAATTTCCGGCTTCATTAAGGCGAAAGGGACTATTTACGAGATAAAATCGCGTCAAGACATAGAAAATTTGCTGAAATCAATTCAGTAAGCCTAAAAAACATATTTTACAGCACTTTTTTATCATTTTGTTACAATTTATCTTGGCTGGTTAAGGTTGGCTAAGTAATTTTGCACCGTAAACTTAACCTATAATATAATTGTAATGATGAATAAACTAATAGTGTTATTAACTATACTTATCGTATTTTCTGGTTGCAGTAAAAGTGATAATGAAGATGGTAAAGAATATATATCAACACAGTATGATGATTGTAAGGAAATTAATGGATTAGTATACCAGACTAGATTGTCAGAGAATAATGCCGTACTAGATATAAAAAAGGGAGATTTGACTATTGGAGAAATAACATGGTCAATAGAAGGAGGTACATTACAAACATTTAATTTGTTTGGAGAAAGTATCACTAAAAAAATAGAAGGTGTATATATTCGGGATTCCAAAATAGTTGACGACAATGTGCATATACTTATCAGCTATCTTAACGAAATAGGACAGATATATGGTATACATGAGCTTTTGCATATAAAAGACAATAAATTAATAAACAATTCATTTATAAAAAAACAAATCACAGATCATTCAGGGATACCATGTCAACTCAAAGAATGGTATGATGGAAGCATTCTTGTTCAAAACAATCCTGCAATGAATCCATATGAAAAGGGGAATTTTTTTCTGTTGTTCGATAAAAATCATAATCTTTTATTGGATGATCAAAGTGGATTCCCTATTGGAGAGTACATTGTAGATATGTATAAGGAATTATTTTTTAACGTAGGGACTGTATCTGAAGGACCAGATGTTCCCTATAAACAGCGTGTAGCACTAATATACCAAGATATAAGAAAAGGAAAGTATCAATGGATTTACGAAATATATAAAGGTGATATGCCTGTAAAAATAACAAATAAAGAAATAAGCGTTAAAGACAATATGGTCATTGGTAACGTCCAGTGTATATTAGAAAACGGGGATAGAATATATAAAGATTTAAAGATTGATATTAATACCGGAGAAGATATGTAGTTATTTGCAAAATAATTAGATGAAACGAATACAAAAGTAAAATATCCGAAGAAATTTCAAGGGTATTACAAAAAATAAATAAGTATTTTGGAAATAGTTCAAGGGAAATAATAAAATTGATTTATTCTCTTTTCTTTGACTACTTTAATAAATTAACATAATCTGTGTATAAACTTAACCTATAGTAAAATGAAGAAGATATTGTTTGCCATCTCGACGATGGCTTTATTGCTTTGCGCATGCTCGAAAGATGAAAAAGAGGAAATGCCTATAGAGATACCAACCCTAAGCCCTATTGAGCAGTTTTTAGAAGGCAATAACCTTAACCCCACTCAGAGAGAGAATATTAACTCAATTGGAAAACTTATTGATTTGAATCAACATAGGATAGTACTTGGCGAAAGGAATCATAAGGCATGGATCTCCAAATTTGATGCGAACGGGAAAGAGGTTTGTTCATCAGACTTTAATCCTATCTCTCCTTGGAAGTATTCTTTTTTCAACTCAACTTCTTTTTTGTATACAGATAATAGATATTTATTTGTCAGAGGCCTTTGCTCAAACTCGTTAGGCTTAGGTTCTGAAAATCTAAAGGAGTTTGCATCTATTATAGACGTAAATACATGTAATCTGTTAGATATGTTTGATGCCCCTAGCAGCAACAATAATTTTAATTATCATGTGGAATCTTCAAATGGCAGATACTTAATCATTCGAAGTAATATAGAGATTGGAAATACTTTTTATGTTGTAGGCAATCTAGGTAAAATCCTTTATACTAGAGAGTGGGGAAACAATGAAGAGTCTTTTTTTGGAAGTTATTACAACAAAGATATAATGATCTTTTTAGAGGACGAAGTTGTAGCTCCTGCTATATCCAATGATAAATATTTTAAACCATACAAGATCGTCAACCTTAAAAATTGGGAGTTGATAAAAGAGTTTGATAAAGAAGAATTGAAGCCTCAGGGGGATTATTTCGGACAAGAAAACATTGTATACAGTGTAGATACTACTTATCTTGACGGCAACAATATCAAATATGTGTATAGTGAGAAGAAAATAGAAAGCGATCCTATATCCGGAGTAAAACAGGATAGACTCCTGAATAAGTATTATTATAACATAGATATAGATAATTACAAAGTTACTTATATGGGAAAGGTTGATTAAATTATCTTTTCCCCTTTGGAAATACACCTCCTCCGGCAAGTCCTACGAGGTTTCGTACCAGATGTGATATGGCCCGGGGAGCCGGGCTTTTTTATGTATGCCTTGACAAAAAATATTTACCCTTTAATGTTGTATAGTTGTATAACTTTTGCTATATTTGCTACATGAGAAAGATAATCACATATAAGAACTATTTTAGCGACTTCATAGAAAAGTTGTCGAAAGACGAAATAAATAAAATACGACGTGCGCTAGACTTGTTTAAGGTGGAAGATAAGATGCCGAGGCATTTTATAAAATTCATCCGTGATGGAATTTATGAATTTCGTGTAACATATGGAAACAACGAGTTCCGTGTCTTTTTTATATATGACGGCGATACAATTGTTGTTCTTTTTAATGCATTTAAGAAAAAGACGCAGAAAACGCCTGATAGTGAAATAAAGAAAGCAATAAAACTTAAGGAGGAATATTATGAATCTAAAAGAAATAAGTAAAGATATCTACGATCTGGATGCTTGGCTAGATGAAGGTCTAGGGAAAGAAGGAACTCCCGAACGAGAGAAGAACAGAGAAAAGGCATGGGAGGAATATAACGCTCAGATATTGCTTGATGCACGTAAGAACGCCCGTCTTACCCAGGCCGAACTTGCAAAGCGTATAGGGGCTGACAAGGGGTATATTTCGAGAATTGAACGAGGCTTGACAGTCCCAACTGTTGCTACTTTGTATAAAATAGCCTCTGCAATGGGATTAACGGTTGAGCTTAGGCCAATTTAATTTCGACAAACATGGCTTTATTTAGAAAACACAGGGGAGGACTTGCGGAATCTCTTGAAACAGTAAAAGAGGTTGAATCACTGAATGATGTGGCAGACTATTGCAGCAATGATATTTCAGGAAGGCCAACAGGTTTAGAATGTAAATATCAATGCATGGACGATCGCATTGGATGGGATAGTTATATAATTACAGGACTTATTGACGGCTGTAGATGTGTATTAGGATTTTCTAATAACAACTTAAAATGGCTTGGATAACGTTTTTTTTACTATCTTTCCTCTAAGAAAACATATGCTTGTATTTCCAAATAAGTAATATATGGAAATCTAATATGCCATAAAACATGAAGATATAATGTTAAAGTTCTTGCAAATTTCAAACAGAAGAACGACTTTTGCAACGTGAAAGAATATTAAAGCAGCCTCGTCGGGTAAACAGCCCTGGTAGAGGCTTTGTTGTATAAATAAAAGAAATGCCAATAATAAAAGCGAAATCATTAGATAACTTCGATGCGGCTAGACTGCTTATAGATAATCAAATCTATTCGCCTTCAGTCCATTGTTCTTATTATGCGGTTTATATGTTTTCGATGCATGTTCTTTGCCATAAATGCAATATTAGCTATGAGAATCAAGAAAAAGAATCAAAAGGAAGAGATTCTCATTTTTATGTAATTGACAATGTGGCCAAGGACTTAGACAAGAAAAATCATACATATATGTTAGATTTTTTTTGTTGGTATAATAAATTGAAGAAGCTCAGAAAGCAGTCAGACTATTTAAATCAAATAATAAAAAACAATGAAGCCAATAAAGCTTATAAATTGGCTGATGATATAATACAGTTACTCACAAATAAATACGATATAATATGAAAGCAAAAGATTTTATCATTGAGAGTTTGGTTAAAATTTCAAATAAAATATTTGGAATAAACCTTCGATATGCATATGATGTAAATACTGATTTTCATATTATTGAGGTTTCTCCTGAAAATATCAGGAGAGGAAATGACGAATATATGGAAATGGAAGCTCTTTTATGGAAAGAGTTCTATGATAAATATCCAAATGAGGACATTCTTATAAGTGATATTGATGAAACCAACAATATGGGTAATATGCTATATGAAAATTCATCTACTATATTTGATGGTGGTTCGTATGATTTTATAAAATTTGACTTTAGCAGAATTGTAGATACTGGTGAAATTAAAGACAATTGTAATTTAAAACTTGCAGCATAAAGTTATGTCAGAAAAAATAGCAAAATTTCGTTTTAAGGGATATAAGATATTAAATTCTTCAATTTCTGTAAAGGAAGGAGTAAAGATAAGTTCAAAATTAAACATTAATTTTGAACAAACTTCTGGAGAGCATGAGAATGGAAAAGAATATAGATTGAAATTAGTGACATCTATAGAAGATGAGAATAATTCATTGAATATAAAAATAGAAACTATTGGTTTATTTGAATTTGATAGTGATATTGAAAATTATAAAAATGTCTTTTTTTCTCAGAATGCTCCAGCAATATTGTTTCCTTATGTAAGAGCCTATATATCAACATTAACGTCATTGGCAGGAATTCCTCCAGTCATTCTTCCCACATTGAACTTATCAAACAGAAACAATACAGAAGAGCAAAAGCCGGACTAACCTCCGGCTTTTGCTTTTTAACCACCTTTGAAACCCTCCATCAAAATTAATTTGTGACAGTACTCAAACTGTTACGTTTCTCCTCCCGAAATATTTTACCACCCTCTAGGACCTTGATAACTTTGGCTAAAAAGTTACAAGCATGGTTTCAAAATCGGCAAATGATATAATAAAAGAAGCGGTTAAGCTAGGCGCATGTTCAAAGTCTAGTGCTGTCACAGACTGGAAAAGTCTTGTCTGGCTTTTCTTTTCTCCGCAAGGACGCGAATTTTGCGAAGAGAATAACTTCCCCAGTATTGAAATGTTTCAGGGAATGAAACCCTATGTAAAGGATTGGGGTGTTTATGTTGATGCTGGGAGCATTGCATTAAAAAACAATCTCAATACCGGTATTATCGGTGATACCCAAGCCACATTAGAATACACGGATAACACAAAAGTACACAAGCTGATACTTATGCATAGCTCAAAGGCTCGGATAAAAGTATCTAATTACGCCGTATTGCTCTTAGTCAATATTGGTAATTGCGAGATGGAAATAGAGAATGACGGAACCGCAAAAATAATGTAACAATGCCATCTATAGAGTTTATAATTAAAGCGAACTACAAAGAGGTTAATGAAGCCTATGCCAGAATTGATGCTTTGAAAGATTTGGTAAAAGGCTTTAAGGCTGACAGTCCGGAAGGTATTTCCATCATTGGGGACATCAATAAGGAACAGAGTAAGATAGAAAAACTTGTAGAAGAAATACGTAAATTAAAACAAGAACAAGCTTTACAGGCACAAGATGCTATTAACAATGTAAAAGCGCAAGAGGCTGCATTGCTTAAATTGGCTCAGCAATACAAGGATTTGAGTGAGCAAATAAATAATTATTCTAACGCGACTCCTCCTACTGCAACAGCAACAACAAAAACACCCTCAGAAACGTCTTCTTCTCAATCCCAGGCGGCTGAATCTGCTAAGGAGCAGTCAATGGCTTTTGAAGAATTAAATCGTGCCATATTAGAGGTGAATGGCTCCCTTGAAAATAATGTTACACGACTATTAAGAGAAAGGGCTGCATTGGACGATGTCAAAAAGCAACTTGCAGACTTGACAAAGGAGGAAAAAGCGAATGGCAAGGCTACCGAAGAGCAAAAAAGGTTAAGAACCGAACTGTCAAAGGCTGAAATGGAACATAAACAATCCATATCCTCTCTAAGAAGATCTATAGAGAATGACATCAAGCTTAACCAAGCAGCAGAAGGATCAATGGACCAGATGGCACAGGCTTTAGGTAGAATGAGAGCTACTTATCGTTCGCTTAATGCCGAAGAGAGAAATTCTACATTTGGAAAATCATTGTTGAAAAGCATTCAGGAGTTAGATACTGAAATCAAGAAACTAGACGCTTCAATAGGTAACCATCAACGTAATGTGGGTAATTATTCTAGCGCATTGGATAACTTATCTTCAGCAATGGATGGTGCTCTTGATGCGGCGTCTGCTTTGCCTGGTCCTATTGGGGCTGCGGCATCTGGTATCAAAACTTTAACTAAAGCTTCGTTAGCTTTTATTGCTACTCCTGTAGGAGCGGCTCTAGCTGCAATTGTTGCGGCTTTGGCTGTTTTGTCTTCTTGGTTTACACGTACCGAAGAGGGACAGAATGCGTTAAACGTTGCTAGCGCCTATTTTAAGCAAACATTAGATTCTATCCTTGATGTTGTTGACGATGTTGGAGAGTGGTTATTTAATGCTTTCGCCAAACCCAAAGAGGCATTGCAGGATTTATCAGACTTTTTAAAAGACCAAGTTATGGTCCGTTTGAAAGCTTTGGGGAAAATGGGCGAAGCTGTAGTGAAAATATTTTCCAAAAATTATAAACAAGGTTTTGCTGATTTAGGAAATGCTTGGCTTGAGCAGATAACTGGTATTGAAGATGCCGGGAAAAAAGCTTTAAAATTCGTTGATGAAAATAATGAAAAAGCTCAAAAAAGAGCTGCATTAGCCGAGAGGGAAAATAAGTTAGCCATAGAACAACGTAATTGGCTTGTTGAACGCTCTAAATTAGAGGCTAAAATCAATGAACTTAGAGAAAGAAGCCAAGACTATTCATTAACCGAATCAGAGAGATTGAAGTCTTTAAAAGAAGGCTCTGCGCTTATCAACCAAATGTATGAAAAAGAGCAAAAGTTAGCTACTGAGAATAGAGATATCATCGCAGAAACAAATACTCTTTCGCATTCAAATGCGGAAGCAAAAGACAAAGAAGCCAAGGCGACGGCTGAAATCAATAAGTTGGATGCCGAAAAAGCTGCTAAAAATAGAGAGTTGCTTAGTCAACAAAAAGAAATAAATAATAGAATTATTGCTGCACAGAAGAAACTTAGTCAATCAATAGTAAATGATCAAGTAAAACTCAATGCAGAGAGATTGGCCTTGATGGAGGACGGCCGAAAAAAACTTTTAGCTCAATCGGAAAGAGAATGGCAAGAGAGAAAAAAACAACTCGATAAAGAATATAATGAGACTCTTGAACAATACAAAAAAATAGGGCAGCAAGTCCCTAAAGAGGTTACAACTATCTATGAAGCTCGCGTTGAAGTTAATGATCAAGATAAAGTCAAGCGTGATAAAGAGATCAATAAAAAAGCAGACAAAGAATTTGCCGATCGGGAAAAAGCTTTAACCTCTATACTCCTTTCGGAGGAAGAAAAAAGAACCAATGCTATTAAAGACCGTTACGACAAAGAGCGCGAATGGGCTAAAAAGCAGTTAGAAGGAGGTGGAATTAACCAAGATCAATACAATAAGTTTATCTCTAATGTTGACGTTGCAGAGCAGAAGGAGCAACTTGGTACACTCTTGAAGGACTACGCCACTTTCCAGCAGAGCAGAGAAAAGATCACAAAGGAGTACAACGACAAGATCAATAAAATGAATGAGGCTAACGCGAAGGCTGCACAAAAAGGCCAAGCCCCTGTATTTTCTGTTGGAAACTTCGAGGAAGCAAAACGGCAACAGCAAGAAGCCTATGACAATCTTGATAAGGTAATTGCTCAAAGGGATGAAGATTTCAAAGCTTTGTCAGCTACTATCAGTAATAAAACTGTTGAGCAGCTAACAAAAATAATAGAACAAGAGAAAGCTACGTTAGCATCATTAACCCCTACAGACGATAAAAGCGCCGAAGCAGCAGCCGTTTTAAGGGCAAAGATAAAAGTCTTAGAAGAACAGTTAAATACGCAACGTAGGAAGGAAGATGATAAAGATGCGAACACTTTATTAAAGTGGAAGAAAACATCTAAGGCCTTAGAGGATGTCAGGAAAGCAACTGACGATGTTATTGATAGCTTTGAAAATTTAGACGACTCAACAAAAGCTGTATTAAGTGCGGTTAGTACGGTTGCTGGAACCACAATAGAAGCGATAGGGCGTATTACCACCTTAACAGATAATGCTGGTAATTCCATAACAGCAACGGCCTTTATGGCGTCAGAGTCAATCAGTATGGTTGAGAAAGCTTCTGTTATATTGACTATCATATCCGCGGCTCTTCGTGTAGCAATGGCTATTGCTAACTTATTTAATAAAGACAATAAAAGACAGGAAGAGATTGAACGTTTGCAAGACCAAGTTGATGCCTTACAAAAATCTTACGACAAATTAGGCAAGGCGATAGATAAATCCTATTCAAAGGGTGCTTCCAAGCTTATCGAACAGCAAAATAAGTTACTTCAACAGCAAAAAATTCTTATCGAACAACAGATCAGAGAAGAAGAAGAGAAAAAGAAAACTGATAATAACAAAATCAAAGAATGGAGAGATAAAATTGATGAGATCAACGAGACTATAGAGGACAATAAAGAGGCGCAAATTGATGCTATTTTCGGCGCTGATGTTCAGAGTGCTATTGATGATTTTGCAGAAGCTTATATAGAGGCTTGGGCTGCAGGGGAAGATAAAGCTAAATCCATGAAAGATGTTGTCAAGAAAATGATAAAAGGTGTAGTTGTAGAGATGCTTAAGGCTGACTTGGCTACCCCTATAGAAGAATTGCGGCTAAAAATAAAGGATATGCTTGCTGATGATATCATTGACGCCTATGAGCAGGATCAAATAGATAAAATAATAGAGGATTTATCTAGTAAGGCTGACAAGAAATATTCATGGGCTGATAAATATATCAAAGAGCAAGAGAAGCAAAATGAAGAGGACACTACCCGATCAGCGCAGGCCAAAGGTCTGGCATCCATGTCTCAGGATACTGGAGAAAAATTGGATGGTAAATTTACTGCTGGTCTTATCTATTTGGATAAAATGACAACATCATCATACGATATAGCAGGTAGCATCAAAGATCTTACCCGACAGAGTTACGATGGTTGGAAGAATGTAGAAGCAATAAAAGAATTGTCCAGTGATATAAAAAATATCAATAATAGGATTGCGGATAATACGGAAGATATAAGTGCAATCCTAAAGACAATCAGATCCGATACAAAGGGGATGAATGAAGATGTTAGTTATGTGAGAACAAACGGTTTATACGTAAAACGATGAGAGGAGACGTATACATAGATGGCATAGATATTTTTTCGGCTTATGGGGCAAATATAACCGATGGGCTGGATTCATTATTTACTTTTCCCGCCATTAAGGAGCCGGAATCAAATGATTGGCCGGAAGAGGATGGACTAGAAGTCGATTTAGAAACCATACATCTCCTGGCTACAGAGGTCTCTCTTACTTTTTTTGCTGATAATCCAGACGATTTGATAGCTAAAATCAGCGAACCTGGTTATCACACAATAAGTGTTTCGGAATATGGAAAGGAGTGGTCTTTTAGATTATCCAGTCAGACATCTAATAAAGTCATAAAAGATGCTGGAGCATTCGGGTTAAAGTTTACGATAGATCATCCGGATCAGCCTTTGACTCCTGTGTCTTATTCGCCCGGTACATGGGTTAAAGACTCAGGATATTACATTGATGATATAAACTTTAACTCCTTTGGTGTAGAAGTCTATGGAGGATTGGACGAAATAACCAAATCTCCAGTAGTCAAGCAGAATTTAATACGAAATGATATAAGCGTCATAGATGGCCAGATATATGATACCGGAACGCTTGTGTTTAACAGTATGGATGTATCCTTGAAATGCCTGTTTGTTGCATCAAATATGGATAGTTTTTGGAATTGCTACAATGCCTTTTTTGCAAAAATGATAGAGCCGGGAGAAAAGATGTTGTATGTCGAATTTACAGGTATCACTTATCCGGTGTACTACAAGAAAAGCGGCAACTTTAAGATTCGTTCGTCTAAGAATCATGTAATGATAGAGTTTAGTCTTACACTTGGATTTATCTCATTCCGCATTGAAGGCAGACAATATATATTGGCGGCAGAAGATGGCGCATTGATTATAACAGAAGATGGTTTAAACTATATAGATATGAACGTATATGGGGGAGAATAAACGATTGACGCCAAAGAAAGCGTCGGATACAAAAGCTATGACAAGCTCCAATCTCTCAAATTTTAATGCTTTGGGCTTTGATAAATCGACAAATGAGAGTGCTCATGCGTCGATGGAGTTGTTAAAGGGGAATAGAGGAGATAACGCTTATGAACTGTGGATAAAACAGCCTGGCAACGCTGGCAAAACTTATGAACAATATGTTGCTTACAACCGGCAACCGGCAACGGATGCGGCAGCAGAAGTTAGCGAACAGATGAATGAGGTCACTCAAAACGTTAATAAGGCAATCGGTGATATTCGTCAGTTGGAAACAACTGTGGAGAGACAAGAAGAGTCTCGTGAGATCTTTTATGCTCAAGCTCAAACACAGGAGCAAAATAGACAAACTAAAGAGGCTGAACGTCAAAAGGCCGCGGAAGAGCAAGCTGCCGCAGCAGAAGAACAGGCCGAAGCTGCTGAAGCTCATGCAAAAGCGGAAAAAGCAAGGGTGTTGGCTGATTCTGAGCGTGACAAAACCTTCACTATCAGAATGCAGGAAATAACTACTGCAACCCAAAATGCAGATACTGCGGCAGAGACGGCAGAAGAGTCCGCCAAGGAAGCAGATAAGCAAGCATTGGCAGCTAAAGGCGCCGCTGCCGATGCTCAAGACACAGCTGATCATCCAACCTATATAGGAGCCGATTACCATGTATACAGATGGAACAAAGAAGCAAAAGCTTACGACAAGACGGATATCTTTGTTAAGGGAGATGCATTCTCTATTAAAAAGGTTTACCCTTCCATTTCAGCCATGAATGCGGATTTGGATAATCCGGAAATCAAAGAAGGAGACTTCGTCCTTATCAATACCAATGATGTTGAAGACCCGGATAATGCTCAACTTTACATTCGGACTGAAACAGGCTTTAGATTTCTTGTTGATATGTCTGGGGCTATTGGTTTTACAGGTAAGACTCCGCAGTTAGGTATAGGTAATGTTACTTTAGGTGAAGCCAATGTAACAATATCAGAAGATGGTGTTGACTCAAATGGTAATCCCAAATACAAGTTGAACTTTGTTATTGAACGTGGCCCACAAGGCTTTACTCCTATTATTCAAGGAGGGAATATTGAAACTGGAAGTCCTGACTCTGAAGTTTCTTTGGTTTTTACTAAAATAGGAGAGACAGATGCAGGTGAACCGATATATGAGCCAAGAGGTAGTATTCCAAAGGGAGAACCGGGAAAAGGATCGGGTAACGTTTCTGCAGAAGAAAACGGACTTATAGCTGGTAAAAAGTATTTGTTTGTACCTACTTCAGATAATAGTGCTGTTGGAACCTTTGTGGAGTATACCACTCCTGTTCAGGTGCAATCGGATTGGACCGTAACAAATACGGAGCTCCCATCTTTTATTAAAAACAAACCAACCTCTATGCCCGCATCAGATGTTCCGGCATGGGCAAAAGCTGCTACAAAACCGGCATATACGGCATCGGAGGTGGGGGCATTGCCTAGTGGAGGAACAGCTGTTGCTGCGAATAAACTAGCCACCCCAAGGACTATAAATGGTGTAAGTTTTGACGGAACCGAAAATATAAATATAACAGCTCCTGCATCAGATGTTAGTGCTTGGGCTAAGGCTTCGACTAAGCCTACGTATACTGCCTCTGAAGTAGGTGCTTTACCAAGCGGAGGTACTGCTGTATCTGCAAACAAAACAACAGGAACTCTAACTATTAATGGTACTGCATTTAATGGATCTAGCAATGTGAGCATTACTACTCCTAATACCACCTATAGCCAAGCAACATCTTCTACTTTAGGATTGGTCAAGATAGGCTATCCGGAGTCAGGGAAGAATTATCCAGTAGAATTAAATTCTAGCGGGCAAATGTTTGTCAACGTTCCGTGGGAAAATACTACTTATGGTGTCGCCACTACGTCGTCTAATGGTCTAATGAGTAGCGGAGATAAATCTAAATTAGATGGTATTGCTACTGGTGCAAACAATTATTCTTTGCCACAGGCTTCCTCTTCTACGAGAGGTGGAGTTTTGATAGGTTACTCCACAAATGGTAAAAACTATGCTGTAACTTTGGATAGTAGCGGAAAAATGTATGTAAACGTCCCGTGGACGGATACAAATACGACTTATGGTCTTGCAACAACTTCTGCTAACGGATTATTGAGGCAATTAAACGGGAGTACATCTAGTTTTATGCGTGGTGACGGAACTTGGGCAACACCTCCTAATACAACTTATTCTACTGCCACTCAGTCTACAAATGGTCTTATGTCTTCTGCAGATAAAACTAAGTTGGATAAGGTTGATTCGTATGCTACTGCTTCATCTATTTCAAATTTAGATGTGACCAAAAAAGTCATATATGTAGCATTGACAGCTAATGGATCATTGTCTGCAAACAATGCAGGAGCTGCTTATAACGGTCAAAGTTTTTCGGTCAAAATATATTGCTCATCAGCACGTACAATAACTATACCCACTTCTGGCAATTATGTAAGCATGTGCGGGAGTAGTTATACGTGTCCTGCCGGAAAACGAGTAGAGTTTCATTTTGAAGGAATCAACGGACAGTGGTGGATTGCTAAATTAGAACAAGAATAGGAGGATATATGATATACATAGGACATAACAACGGAATTCCTTTCTTTTTAGAAATTGAAAAGGAGTTAAATACTGAAGATAACGTAATAGTATACACCTGGGAAGACTTTATCAACAATGAAGTCGCTTGGTTGAAATTGAGTGAAGAGCAAGAGTCGTTTTATAATGATCATCCTGATGCAACTCCGGAAGAGGTTTATAACATGCTATTAACGCCAGAACCTATTGATCCGGAACCAGAACCTGCTCCTGTCCCTGAGCCAGATCCTTTGGCTGTTGCTAGACAATCTAAGCTAGAAGATATTATAAAGCAGGATGGATTTAGTAATAAATTTTTTATATCAGTCTTGTCTGGAGGTGTAGAAATAGCCAATCAAGAGTTATGGATTGATAAAGACTTACGAAACTCTCTTTACAGTATCACACTCCCTGCATTGTTAAGTGACGGTGAAACGATAACAAAGCTATGGACAACCAGTACTCCTCCCCAGTCAATCGATGTACCTATTGTTTGGGCGATGGAAAAACTTCCTCTGTTGGAAATATATGCAAAGCGTACATATGACCTTCGATCAAGTAATGAAGCCGCTGTTTACGCTGCAACAACCGTTGAAGAGATTGAGGCTATCAATGTAAAAGCAAACTATCCTTTATTTCTCACATTTGAACTAAACTTAGATAATTATGAACAGGCGTAGGTTTATGGGGTATAGCAAACTAAAAGACCCAGTGTTGGTAAAATTGACTAGTAGTCCCGGTTCTAATTTATCATATACATTTCTTTCTGGCTATAAGTATGTTGATATGCTTATAGTTGGAGGTGGTGGATCTGGAGGTAATAATTCCGGTGGTGGCGGCGCTTCGGGCACGTTGCTGTATGTCAAAAATTTTAATCTAGCCAATCTTAGCGATAAAACTATTAGCTACCGGATAGCTAACACTTCTAGTGGAAAAGGTGATGCTACAACCATAACATTAAATGGTACTACTATAACTGTAACAGGAGGAGGATATGGAGGCAGTAATGGTTTTAATGGTAGTAGTGGCGGATATGGAGGGGAAGGTGGTCGTTTAAATGAATCAACTATAGTTTCAGCTCTAACAAAATATGTATCCAATACTAATACTGATATTGCAATTGCTAATAATGGAGGCGGTTCTGGGGGATATTGGTCTAATTCGGAGGGAAGAGGATATGCAGGAGGCTCCGGGGCTTCGATGTCTAATTCTGGCGGAGACGGGACTGGCTATACGGCGGGTACTCAAGTTTATAACAGCGATGGGCCAGGCGGAAATAGAGGAGGAAATAATGGTAAAAATGGAACAAGTTATGGGGTTGGTTATAAAAGAAATAACATTGTAATACCAATATCTTCTGTGTTTGGAGGCGGAGGAACTGGTGGTAAAGCAAGTGATGGGTTAGGATCAAATGGAGCAGGAGCAGGCGGAGGTGCAGCTGGATATATGTCAGGTGGCAATAGTACGTCATATACTGGGGAAAGTGGTAGTTATGGTGCTGGCGGTGCTGGCGGCGGCGGCAACAATGCTAAAGGGGGAAGTGGAGGTCAAGGAATAATCTGTTTTTATTATCATAATTAGTATATATGGAAACTACATTACAAAAACAATCAATCAACAAGGATTTGATAATCCTGTTAATCGCGGCAACAATTTTTATTGCTGGTTATTGGTGCGCAACAGCACCTCATTATCTCCCAATCTCAAAAATAGAGGAGGGGACAATTGTGGTAAGAGACGATAGTGTAACAACCATTATAATACCTGATAAATTATGATACTACAAATTATTTCATTATTGATTATTACTGGATACACCACATCGGTGTGTATTAAGGCTAAGGGTGTTCCTTATTCAATCAGTGCAACATTTTATAAATTAGAGCATCCGTATTGGTTTTTAGCTACCATGTGGTTGACAGCGGGGCTGCTTATGCCTTCTATATTAGAGGCAAGTAAACCGGGAACAGAGTTTCTTGCTTTTCTGGCATGCGTAGGTATGTTTATGGTTGGAGCGGCTCCTAATTTCAAGGAAGAGTTCGAGGGAAAGATACATCTTGCCGGAGCTCTTATGTGTGTTGTTGGATCGCAATTATGGGTTGCTTTCAACGCATGGTATATGCTTGTTGTATGGCTGGGATATATCGGATACACAGCCTTGTATATGGCAAAAGAAAAAGAAGGGAACTTTTGGTATAAATTTTACCAAAGCAGACCTATGTTTTGGGTAGAGATAGCGGCTATAAGTGCTATTTTTCTGGCTGTTTTGTTCAAATAAAAAAAATATCGTCACACTTGCGTAACTGTTACGTTTCTCTTTATCCGATATTTCCTGCAAACAGAAGTATCGGATAATTTTATCGTAAAATATCGAAATATGATTATCTACGATAAAACAGGCGAAGTATTATTTGATGTTCAGGTTAACGATTCCAGCGTCAGAAACCGGGCGATAATGGGGGATAACTCTGTTACTCTAAATCTTAGTCTCCCAGAATATGCAACTATTCCTGTCGGATCATATATAGAGTATCAAGGACAAAGATATACCTTATGGAGACCGGATAATTTTAAAAAGCATGGAACAAGAAATTTTGAGTATAAAATAACATTTGGTAGTAATCAAGAGATACTCAAAAGATACAAATACAAGTCTCTTTCTGATATTCCCTTTCAGCTTAAATTTACTCTAACGGCCAAGCCCAAAATGTTCCTTCAGTTGCTTGTGGACAATCTTAATTTGAGAGATTCGGGGTGGACTGTAGGAGATTGTATTGTAGCAACGGAAAAATATTTATCGTTTAACCATGAGTATTGTTACGATGTACTTGGGAGGCTAGCACAAGAATTTAACACAGAATGGGAAATAGACGGTAAGACTATCCATTTACGTAAGGTCGAGAAGTTTAAGACTGAGCCTCTAGCTTTATCATATGGTAAGGGTAATGGTTTTAGACCGGGAGTAGGAAGAGCTACCCAAGGTGATAAATCACCGCTAAACCTGCTGTTTGTACAGGGTGGCGATAGGAATATCGATCTGGCAACATATAATAGCCGATATCTATTATTACCTAAATCCAAAGAGCTTGAATACGAAGGACGTAAATACAAGACGGATAAGGATGGTATGTATATCACCAGAGCGGATAAAGAAGTGTCTCAGTATAATGAAGATAGTTATGACGCTTCAAATATTTATCCTTCCAGAGTGGGCGAAGTCACCGCTGTGACTACGGAAGAAGGTAAAGACGATGCTGGCAATCCTGTTACGTTTTACAACATTGTTGATTCGACGATACCGGCAGACCTAAATTATCGTGACTGCCGAATTGCAGGAGAAAAAGCTACGATGATATTTCAGACTGGCGTATTGACCGGAAGAGAGTTTGATATTGTCCAGACAGACACCGATCTGACTGGCTATGATCATGCGACAAGGACTTTCGAACTTGTCCCGCTAGAAGAAGATGGTGTTACTCTACCAAACGAGAACTTAAAACCGGCTATCGGGGATAAATATGCAATCTTTAACATCAAGTTACCACAGGCATATATCCAAGATGATGCAACTCAGACTGGAGCGTCATGGGAGATGTTTAAAGAGGCTGTTAGGTACTTTTATGAGAACGAAGAGGAGAAATTTAGCTTTACAGGTGAGCTAGACCCCATATGGGCTAAAAACAAATGGCTGGAAATAGGGGGCAAAATAGTACCAGGTGGATATATCCAGTTTTCGGATACCCAATTTCAGCCTAACGGAATATTAATCCGTATAACTTCGGTTAAGGACTACATAAATAAGCCTCACGCTCCTGTTATTGAACTGTCTAATGTGCCGGTGGGAGGTTCCATTACTACAGATTTGGGCAAGATTGACTCAAATGAAGTTGTCGATGAAAATAGGTATAAAGGTTCGATATCCTTAACGAAAAGGAGGTTTAGGGATTTAGAAGAAACTGGAAAGATGCTGGAAGCCGCCATTGACGGTTTTTCTGAAGCTATCAATCCTATTTATATCCAGACAATGTCTTTACAGGTAGGATCGGAAAGTCTTCAATTTCGTTTTGTAAACAATAAAACAAATCCGGTAGAAACGATACCTAATTTTGCTTATAATCAGAAAACGAAAGTCTTTACGGCTCCGGCTACGATACTCCAGCACATGACATTGGGTATTGACAAGATATCTCCAACACATAAGCCTTCAGATTATAAGTTTTGGGATATGTCGTCATACACATCACCCGCCTTAGACGAAACGGCTGCGATGTATTTCTATGCTAAATGCTCAAAGACGGGGACGACTGGATCATTTCTTCTGAGCAAGACTGCCTATAAGATGGACCCTGGAGACGGATATTACTATTTTCTGGTTGGTACTTTATCAAGCGAATATGAGGGAGAAAGAAGCTATCGGAATGTCTATGGATTCACAGAAGTGTTGCCTGGAAGTATTACGACTAGCGTGATTGCTAGTTCTGACGGTCAAACATATTTCAACCTTGTAGATGGGGAGATTGTAGCGGCTCACCTCACTATAAAATCCGGATCAGGATACAACAACTTGACGGATAAACCGGATCTCGGTATTTATGCTACAAATGCGGAATTATCTATTCAAAGTAATCGTATTTCAGCTACGGTAGAAAAGGTTAACAGGATAGACAATACAATCGAAACATCTGGTTGGATAACTGCGGCTGATGGTACTGCCATATTTGCCAAAAAGGAGATGGAAGGTGGCAAAGCGATAGTTAACGCTATTAACGTAGGTACTGATGGTATTTTAATACAAGCTAACCGAATAAACCTAGTCGGTGCCGTCTCATTTAGCATGCTGTCGGATTATACGACGGTCAATAATAGGATAAACGGAAAGGCGTCAATGTCTGATGTAACAAATGCTTTATCCAATTATGTGACAAACTCCAGCTTAAATAATAAACTAAGTAACTATGCATTAGCCAGTACATTGTCTGATTATGTACAATCAACGACATTGGCTAACACTTTGAAAAATTATGCAACAAATATTGCTGCTGAAGATGTGGCAAATTCGGTAGCCACGGCTGAATTTAAAAAGTTGGTAAACGCCATGAAAGAGGGCGATACGACTATTTTAGGCGGTTTTATTAGTACTAAGATTATTGATGTTGACAATTTATATGTAAACAAATTAAAAGGAGCTACCGGATCATTTAAATCTCTAGATTGTGTAAATGATTCAGGAGAAAGATTAGGAGGCATAAGTTTTGGTACTGATGGTAAAATGTGGTTTTCTGGTGACATGTATCATCAAGGAGGTTATACATTTTATTCTGGAGATATACGTTGCAGAGGGGGATTTGGTTCTGCTTGGTTAAATACTATTCAGACTGGGTATAGTCCAAATATAGGTTTTTATTGTGTAAAAAATGGACCTAATGCCCCTGCTGAACCAGGGAACACGAATGAGTATCCGAAAATATATTTTACTCAACGTACTACAACTAGTGGTCAAACATATTATGAAGTACCTTTATATGGAACATCTGGCACAGCCGCAGGATACCCTGCGAATGTATTTATTATACAACATGGAAGGACAGAAGAAACTAGATATGCTTTTACAGGATTTAGTGGACAATTTGTTATCGTTGTTAATACACATGATTCTTATACTAGATGGATCGCTTCTAATGGAAGATGGGTTCAAATAAATGGTGGAATGGCCGCTTTATTTGTACATATCAAATATAATTATCTTATACCTACTATAGATAGCAATGTAGTCGGAGGTGGATGGTTTTGTGTCGGACAATACGATAATAATTGGCAATAACAATAAACAAATAAATAAGATTATGAAACAAGTAAGAATCAATTTTAAAGAGTTAAAAGTAGAAGTTGGCGTTGACAAATTTGAATTACAGGATTGGAGAAAAGGAATGGGGAATGCTCTTCACCGAGCATCTGAAAGTGTCCCAATGTCTGAGTTGGCTAGAAAGATATATTACTCGGAAGAGCCAATTGATATCTTAGAAGAAGACTTTAAGACTATGTTGGTTTTGTTGGGAACTGCATTAAAGAAATATCTTGTTGATGCCGTGGCGAGAGCAGGAGAAGAATCAAAAACTAAAAATAAGGAGGAATAATTATGGCACTAGAACAAGTATCATCAGTGGTAAAAAGTACTTACCTAAACAACGTTGCAGGTTACGATATACAGTATAACGTAGCTCAGGATGAAGGTCAGAACGTAACATCGATAACAGGAACGGTCAAAAAGGCTGATGTCCGGTTTGGGTATATTACAATCAATGCAGACGGAACCAAAAATATTTCGTTCGACAGGCCTATATCGGACGATGACAGCGAAGCTATCTATACCGCTGCATTATCCGATACAAAATCAATTTTTGAACAACGGAATACTAAAGAAGAATGATTATCATAAATACTTAACTAAAGTATATCCAGGGTACTCTTTAGTGCTCTGGATATAATAAAAAGGATCGACTAGAAAATGGAGGTAATAAAAATGATTTGGGAAATGAGGGGGATGCTTATCATCTCCATATTTGAGCTGGTGCTTGTCCTTTTTGCGATGAGTTGGGATTTCGCATCAGGCTATTATAAAGCAAAACTACGAGGAGAAGACCGTAATTCTTATGGGATGCGCCGGACGGTAAGTAAATTTATCCTGTATGCAGGGAGTGTCTGCATTGCATGGAGTATTGACGCAGTTTGTTATGTTTGCAAATTTTGGGAATTTATCCATTTCTCTTTTTTGACAAACATACCGGTTATAACATCTTTGATTACTGTGTTTATCCTTATCACAGAGATTAGATCCATATGGGAAAAGGCAGACGCAAAACAGCTTAGACAGGCTGCAAAATCAGCTGCTCTTATAGGGAGTGTATTAAATAAAGATATGCTGAAAGACGCATTTACAGAGGCTTTAATCACGGCAAAAGAAAAGGAGAATAAAAATGAAAAAGAATGAATTACCACGTGGACTACGTAACAACAACCCTCTGAACATAAGAAAAAACAGCGACGTGTTCCAGGGTGAGGTGAACCCTGGCCGTGACGGGCAGTTTAAACAGTTCAAAACAATGGCTTATGGCTATCGTGCCGGTTTTAAGATACTGTTTAACTACTACCACAAATACAAGCTGGACACCATCCGCAAGATGGTCACCCGTTGGGCACCACCGAAAGAGAACCATACGGAAAAATATATCAAGGCCGTGTCTGATTATGTTGGAATCCCGGCAGATGACCTGCTCAGCTTTGAGCGCGAGCAGATGATCCGTATCGTAGCCGGGATGAGTAAGGTTGAGAATGGCCGGGAGGCGGTGATGTCGGACGTTATAACAGGATGGAATTTGTTATGATGGATAGAGAGGATAAATATGAATTAATATATTATGGGTTGATAGGGCTGCTAATAGTGGCTCTATTCAGTCTGCTTACATCTTGCCGTACGCCGGTCAGGTATGTTCCGGTCGAAACGGTACGAACGGATAGCGTGTTCTTCAACTCTATCCGGATCGATAGTGTGCTCATCCATGATTCCATCTCTATAATCCAGAGGGGCGATACCGTTACCGAATACCGGTACAGGTACATTTATAAGTACAGGGATAGGGTAGATACGCTGTATATAAACCGAACGGACTCTATCCGGGTGCCATACCCGGTTGAAATCGAGAAGAAGCTGACGGCCTGGCAACGGATGAAGATGGATGTAGGCGGCTGGGCGATGGCTGTTGTCATTGTCGCAATATTGATTGTCGTTGGCCGGATGGTTTACAAGCTGAAAAAGTAGCTTTTGTTTACCCTCTTTTTTCGGGGCTTCAGAGGTAAAAGAAAAGCCCCCAACGTATCCGTTTAACTGCTACATAAAACTGATACACAAGCGTAACCACTCGCACGTTGGGGACTCTAATGTCTTCAACACGAATGGTTACGCTTTTGTTGCATTGTATAGTATGTTTTATGTAGCAAGGGCAAAGGTAAAATTAAAATTCAAATTTTATGTGTAAATCAGAAATCTTTGCCAAAATATTAAGAATTGTTTCAGAAGAAACAGAGATATCAGAGGAGCTGATACTATCAAAATGTAAACGAAGTGATATTGTTGATTCACGAGGAATCATGATTGTCATACTGTCGGAATATAAATTCAGTGAATCGCAAATATCGTCTTTTACCGGATTTACTCAGCAATCTATCAACAAGTTGAAAAATATTTATCCCGACAGAATACGTAGAAATTACCTACTAAAGGTTATAGTTAAAAATATACGCGAATTGCTTGGTATGCCATTTAAAATATGAATGTATAACAACAATCTTACAACAACCCTACAAAAATCTATCATTCAATACAATTACTGTTTTGCGACATTTGCGATGCGGTTGATATTGACCGTAACAAAGATTTAAAATACAATGGAAAAAACTTATGTATTTAATCAAGACGGGGCAGGTGGAACGAGTAACGGCTTGCTTGCATCAATCCTTCCGTCTTTGCAGAACAGAGGTATTGACACAGGTTACCTCATGGGATTAATGAACGGGGGAGGAGGTAACGGCGGTTTCTTTGGGAACAACGGTGGTTTTCAGGATATTATTGCGTTGATTGTGATTGCCGCCATCTTTGGTAACGGTAACTTTGGTTTCGGAGGAAACAACAATCAGGGCGCTAATGAAGGCAGAGAAATGATCATGCAGATGCTTAACCGTAATGGCGTGGACATCGCATCACTTGCCCAAGCATTGAACTCATCTTCAGACCAGATCCTTGCAGGTATCAATTCTGTATCTCAGGCAATATGCAGTCTCGGAAATCAGATGGGGCAGAACACCAACAGTATCATCACTGCAATCATGCAGGGCAATCAGTCCGTTCTTGCTCAATTAGCCGATTGTTGTTGTAAAACACAGACTGCAATTGAACGTCAGGGATATGAAAGTCGCTTAGCGAGCTGCGAAAACATGAATACGCTTACGCGTACAATGGAAGGTAATACACGTTCTTTGACAGATGCTTACCGTGAAGGATTCCAGGCTATTGTAGCCAAGATGGATGCTGCAGAAGCACGCCGTCAGCAGGAAGCTCTCGCAGCAAGAGATGCGAAAATTGCAGTTTTGGAAGGGGAAATCTCTCAGCGTAATCAGAATGCAACAATCTTGAGCAACTTCGGTCAACAGATCGCGCCGTTGGTAGCCGGCTTACAGGCATTGCAAAGTGATGTAGATGGCATTAAGTGCAAAATGCCTCCAACGGTATCTGTCCCTTATCCACAATTGCAGGTGTATAATCCGGAAACTTATCGTGCAGCCGCTTTCGGAGCATATGCAGGTGACGCGGCATATGGACGCGGTGGTTACGGATGTGGTTGCAATAACTACTGGGGTTGATCCGGATAAGAAAGGAGGTGATTATGTGGCCTAGCTTTTTTACAGGATTCCCTTTCCCATTCCCGTCAATTGGAAGAGCGAATTTCAATACCCTGCCTACGGTGGCTGTAACGGTTGGAGCGGAGAATGTGACATTAGAACTTCCGAACCATGCATTCCGTAACCGGGATTATGTAGGCGGGTTCTATGTCAATCTCCGTCAAGCCATCCCGGCTGGAACAACAGCAACTCTTCCTATTTTGATTGGGACTAACGGTGATACTCGTCCGTTACTGGCTTACGGTAACGAACCTGTTACGGTTACCAATATTGCTGGTCCCGGAATCTACGAAATCCATTATAACAAATACACCAATGAGTTGTACTTAGTGAATGGAGGATATAGATCGACTACTGCAACGCCGACTGTAGCAGAAGCAGTGAAAAATAAGTAAAAACAAACACGGGGTCGTCAAAAAAGGCGACTCCATTTAAAATTAATCACTATGTTTCAGAATCTTCGAGTAAATAATCAGTTGTATATTCTCCATAAGGAAGCCAAGCATTTCATTGAAATTGGTTCTGTGGTAAGCGTTTCCGCCCCTAAGCCCAAATATCCTATGCCAGCTCCTATGGGACAGATGCCTCAGATGGAGATGGTTGTTGATGTCGTGGCCAATATTAATGGCCAGAACACAACATTTCAGAATCTTCCATCCGGTAATGATATTGCCGACTTTGGACAAAATGGAAATCTTGTTGTTTCATGCTCCCGTGATGCAATGAACAATGAGATATCCATGATAAAACAAAAAAGATTGGATAGGGTTAACAGCAGGGACTATGATCTGAGTGTGATAGCTTCCTGTGATGAGATGCTGACGATGATCAATCCTGAATTTGCAGAAAAGCAACGTCAAGAACAGGAGATCAATGCTCTTAAGGCTCAGGTGTCTGATATGAGCAAGAATATGTCTGAGCTTATGGAGCTAAATAAGCAATTGATGCAACAACTTGGAGCAAAGGAAACAACTAAAAAGTAATAATTATGGGATCAAGAAAACTAGAAGAGCTTTACAGAGAATTTGACGCCTATGAGGACGACGATTTGATGGAGGCTATGGAAGAAGCCTATAAACTCGGCTGCAAAGAAGGCAAAAGAAAGGCTATGGATGGCGGCATGGGATTCAGGGAAGATGATGACGATGATAACGATGAATTTCGTCGTGATTGGTCACGTGGAGGTGGTGACGGTTATGGAGAGAGACGCGGTGTAAAAGGGACCGGTCGTTACGCGGGAGAGTACCGCAGACGTAGACGTTATTAATCAGAAGGGGGACGGTGTTCCCCTTCATTTAAAATAGACAATAATATGAGACTAGATATGTATGACAACTTTCCGTCAGGGATGAAAGCTTATTTAAGCGCATATGGATGGCATTTCAGTAAGGCTATGTGTGATTGGGCTGTATCTATGATGGAAAAAGAAGACGGTAACGGCAAGAAAGTGAAAATCACACCTTGGACGAAAGAGCAGGTAGATGAACTGTTGAAAAAATACAGTGTTGAAGTAAAGAAAAAAGGAGGCTTCGATTATGTATATGCGGCTAATATGTGCAAGGCCGATTATTTAGGCTCTTCTGTGCCAAATGAACAATATGCAGCTCTGTATATTAAAAATGTCTGTGACGATCCGGATGCTTACGATGGTATTGTATTCACCCGATTCTATGCAGATATGATCGGTTCCGGAACACCTATAATTTGGGAGGAAATGATCTAATGAGCGGATGGGGTTACATATTTCGTATCCTTAAGGGAGAGTCCCCCTCGGACGTGCTGGCTAGTATGCCAAAAAAGGATTATGATAAAGTTGCTTCCGTCGTAAATAATTTGAATAACACAAATCTATCCAGACAGCAGCGCAGAAAGATAGAACGAAAATTTAATGCTGTAAAACGATGATTTACCGGGAGCTAAACATACCTAAATACAATTGGCTAGTACATATATTTTACCATGTCACATGTTATTGGACTGATGAGATAATGGACTGCCTAAAAAGTATTGGTTGTCCCCCTCAAAAATTGAAAGAGTCATATCGTAACCTGAAAGCGTGCAAACTCAACACTGGCTTAACCTATTCAAATTATCATCTTAGAGAGTCTGTCATGGTTATTGGAAAGACATCTTCTGAAGAAGAGTTTTCGGACTCTCTGATGCATGAATTAAGACATTTGGAGGATCACATAGCCATAGTCTATAAAATGCCAGCAGGAGGGGAAGAAATAGCTTATTTGGCAGGATACATCGGTAGAAAGCTATCAAAGGACATACAGATGTTTATTTGTAGCTGCGATTGCCACAAACATCAAAAGAAACGACTATGCGAAAAAAAGACAAGGAAATACAGAAGTTAAAAAGGGAATCAGCTAGGAAAGAAGTCGATCGCCTAGTTGATTCCCTTGACTTCGAGCCGGTAAACTTTAATGAGAAAATATGCAGGCTTCGAAGGTTGATGTATCTTATTTAATGGGTAAATAAAATAGGAATTAGAGGCTGTTAATGAGAGTTTACAAAGCTGTCCGGCTGGCTCCTGGACAGCTTTGCTGTTTATTTCATATTTTTCGTGATTTGAGCTATTCAGGAAAACAGACTGATCCATCCCAATCACCTCCTGGAGTAGGAAACGTTGCGCCAGAGTACCATTTGAAACCATACGAGTTTCGTATCCAATATCCACCATTTAAAGCCTTGAATTTTGTACCGATCGGATAATCATGAGGCGGCCTGTCTGCACTTACCCATTTCTCTGGTTTATATCTACATTCCATGATTGAGCCTACCAGTCTTCTAAACTCTCTGCTAATTCACCCAATGCTCCACAGACGTAGGCCGTTGTTTCGGTGCTACATCTTCCGAGGAACTCCAATATTGTAGCTTGGATATTTCGCCACTCTTCTAACTCCTGTTCAAGATATTCTTTATCCATGATCCTGACTGAATTTCATATTTAAGACTTCCTCTACCGTAAATTCCTGATGTTGACAATCGTTATATCCGACCTCAGTTGTCATTTCACCGATATAAGCATTCCCAACCAGAATACCGATAACTTCGCTTTTATCTATATCATCATCCGGATAATAAAACCCGGCTTCCCGCAGGTGATTTACGACCTTTTCTCGTTCTTCAAGGCTTTTAATTGGCACCTTGAAATATAAATTGAATATATCCATGATTCTTTTGTTTTTACCGGTTGTTCGGTTTTCCGAACAACCACTATCTAGTCCCTGATCCAGGCTAGCGATAAAATGTTTCAAAGCTTCCTCCGCTGTCGGGCAGTCTGGTGATTCGAAATAACTCATCGCTTCATTAAAGGCCTCGATAGCCTTTTCTTTCATCACTTCCTTAATGGTTATAGTACCGTCCGCTCCTTGTTCTCCGGGAGGATCGGGATGGCTTAATTGTTGCAGTTGCCATTCGGCGCCGGCGATAAAAGCCTTCTCTAGGTCTTTAGCGCAAAACAGTTTCATATTCGTTTCGAATATGTCGGGCTCTCGTAGCAGATGCAATGCTACTTTGGTTGCATTGACCTTATATTCATGTGCGTTGCTGTTCATAATTTTTTTGTTTAAAGAGGGATTTGTTCGCCGAGTGTTTTATCCCAACGCCTGTTTGCTATCTGTACACGTACCACCAGCGCATCACGTTATTTACAGGATTAGATGGTTCTTATGTGGCGGATGCTGGCAATCCTAACAACACACTCGTACTGATTGCTGCGAACTGTTTCCCTCTTATGTTTTTAATTAATATCCTTTTTCTTTCGCTTTGTCAGGAGAAAGAAATTCTCCTGTACTTGTTCTATATCCATATTTCCCTGTTGTGTTATTGATAGTCCATCCTTCGAGGAAAGAACCACAAGATTCGCAACATCTTTTAATGTCACTGTTTTCATGACCACATTTTTTACATTTCATCTTTTTTTAATGTTGAAAGATTCCAACTTCTTTTCTCAATCTATTCTCTGCTATTTTCACGTAATCAGGATTCAGCTCAAAACCAATATAATTACGATTTAATTTTCTGGCAACGACAGCTGTAGTCCCGGCACCCATGAAGGGATCAAGAACAATACCGTTTTCTGGACAACCGGCTTTAATGCAGTCCACAATCAGCTTAGGAGGAAAAACAGCAAAATGACCACCTCTAAAAGGTTGAGTTGCTACAGTCCAAACCGATCGCTTATTCCTCATTTCATAATCATTTGTAGTCAATCCATGCATTTTTGATCTTCCTGGAGTATTATTCATCTTTGTATTATCTCGATCCCTTATTGATGTATCAAATGTTGTAGAAGGCTCTTTTATAGACTCATTATCAAAATAATACTTTCTTGATTTACTCAGCAAAAATATATACTCATGGGCCTTGGTGCATCTATCTTTCACAGACTCAGGCATAACACTTGGTTTTGCCCAAATAATATCCTGACGTAGATACCACCCATCGGCACGTAAAGCAAATGCAAGCATCCAAGGGATACCTATCAAATCTTTAGGCTTACAGTTTGTGCATTGCTTTACTAATGTTGCCTTACTAAGTGTCCCCCGGTTTGTCCCCTGCTTATAATTCATTCCATTGTCTGGAGACTGTGCAGCTCCTTTCATTGATCCGGCGTACGAGTCGCCTATATTAACCCAAAGAGTACCATCATTCGTTAACACCCGCCGAACTTCCCGGAACACTTCAACCAACTTCCCAATATATTCTTCCGGTGTAGCTTCAAGCCCTATCTGTTCATCATTTCCATAATCACGCAAACCGTAATATGGAGGTGATGTAATACAGCAGTTTACGCTATTGTCCGATAGACATTTTAGTCCTAATCGACATTCCGAGTTATATATTACATTTACATCCATTATGCTCAGTTCTTTTTAATGTTGTATTATGCCGTTTCTTTGTAATGATCTGAAATAGTACACTTCCGACAGAAATTCGTCTAATGAAGCACATTTGTTAGCATAAGTGCCAGCAGGTATACTGAGTGCTACTAATCCCTTAAGATCAGCTATATTTACGGACCGCTTTTTTTTAATAGCATCCATGATCTGTTTGAATAATTCTTCTTCGTTCATATCTTGTTAGATTATAACCTTGTTAATCAGTTCTTCTGCCATCTGTACGTAATCAATGAATTCCTGATTATTTCCACTCACATAATCAGGGTGAGCCTTAATGGAAAGCATCATACTATTCAGTAGATGTAGCATTTCCGGAGCGGATGCAATTAAAGTAGCATTGCGTAATTGAGTTGTCATTCCTCTTGAATAATCCATCTTAGGACTAACATTTGCAATGACCGTCATTCCTTCTATATCTCCTGTCCCTTTGATCTTCATTGATAGATCATCAAATACCCAGGGACCGGGTACACCTTTAAACTGTTTCATGATTATTTAATTATTCTTCAAACATCCATTCTTCCCAAGACCACATATAGAGGTCACTTTCTCCAATTCCGGTATTATCTGTTAGAGAATACTTTCCATCAGGATATATAGCCTTTACGGTAAGTTCTCGTCCGCAATATGGTGACATGCCAGAGCAAAATACATTACTTTCTTCAGCATCATTAATAATCAAGCCGTGCTCTTCTTTATTTTGATTATACCATTCGATGGATTTGATGCGGACTTTGTCTCCAATTTTATATTTATTCATATTCATCTTTTATTAATACTTCTTTCCGTGCATCTTCTCACGAAACTGGTTATACTTCATCTTCTGCTCAATATGCCAAAGTAGATCAATGTCAAGATACTTTGCTAATCCGAAAATAGACATTATCATATCGTTAATGGCGGTAGGAAAATCGTATAAGCCATCATATCTCGATACAAGTGTGGATATAGCATATATAGACTCTGTAAATGTTTTGTATTTATATAATTCAGCCATATTACCTATGTTATCAACCATATCTTTAGTTGTAATTTCGAGAGAAATATTGCGCATCCCAGCCAAGTCAAACAAGCGGATAACAGCATCGGCAAGTTCGTCTTCAACAGTGTCTTTGATACATCGATTAAAAACATTGATAAATATTTCTTCTGTTATAGGCCACCCTTGGCATTCGGTTATCTCGTTATATTCATATTTTCCTTTGTCAAATCGCTTCCCTTTCCTATCAGCTTCTACCGCTTCCATCAGCTCGCTGATAACAAGACAAAGAAAGTGTTCGTTACTCAATTTCTTATCATGGAATCCATGGTCACAAGCTATCTTATAAGCTTGATCGCGTAATATGTTCAAATCAATGTTACTCATTTCTTTTTAGTTTTAAGCTGTTCATTAATATTTAGATTGGTAATCTTCACCCAGCCGTAGAATTGCCATAATCTGTCTTTTATACAATCTTTAATTTCAGCTTTCAGGGCTGACTTTTTTAATTTGTCATCATCTGTAACCCCGACATCTAAATCAAAGGATATATGTAGTTTCTTTTGTCTCATAACTTTTTTAGATGTTATTTAAACTTCGGGGATAAGCATCCAACAATCTACCTTATCCCAATCGCAGTAAAACTCATTGCTTTCTGGATAATTCCACGTCTGACTTAATTCATCCCAGCATAAAACGACTTTTCCATATATCGAGGAAGAGCATAATACAGGATATTTATCTTCCGGGAATTGTTCATCTATGCTTATCCAAGAATTCACATCTTCCAGCTTGTTCATGTCTTTCAAATCGATTAAAAAGGCAGAAATAGAAGATGCATAATAAAGAGCCTTGCTTCTGTACTCTTCCGTGAGAGTAAGATTGTTGCTGGAATTTTTCCAATGTGTTAACTGGACTTCCCATTTTTCAACTAATTGTTTATGTGTCATAGTTCATCTTTTATTATGTTGATGTTTTAATTGTTGGTATTTGATTTTAATTCCTTGATAAGGGCGTCAGCCCAAAACACAGAAGATTTTGCCAATGCTTTTGCTTTGTCTTCTATATCCTCCTGTGTGATGGTGAATCCGTGAAGTAATTCCTGCATAGCTGATTTAGCTAGTTCATACCGCCGTTGTTCCCAGTTTATATACGGACGATGGTCGGTGATCTCGATCGATTTGGATTCTATTACCATTTGTCTTCCTCCGGAAATCTCGCATTGGTAATAATGTCCATCACATCCACACCATCCGTTTGTGATTTCTATTTCCGTACCTATTGAGAGCATTTTATTTTCTGAAATGGCTACTGCTGTTGTTAGTTTTCCTTTCATGATTGTTATATTTTAATTGATTTATAATTTCATTGTTTTCATTATCTTACTCCATAAATTCAGATAGCAATCCCAATAATCTTCAAAATCTAAATAGATTTGAATTAAAAAGGTTCGCAACTTTCGGAACATCCATTTGAGATGTCCAGATCATCAATAAATGATGTCTGCATTTCATGTCTGACAATCTTGCTTTCGTCTTTAGACATCACAAAATCCAATTTTGACAGATCCACTAAGTCTTTGATAGTTCTATTCTTTCTATAGAATCGAATAGGTGTTTTTTCGCAAGTTCTACCTTCTGGAATAAATTCAGAGTATTTGTCTTCCATTTCTTCCCACCATACGGTGCGATCCGGAATCTCACGACATAGAGTAAGGAGTTTACGGTCTGATTTCTTATAGCAAAGATCACAGTTCCCTTCATAACTTTTCAGCCTAAGATCAAACTCTTGTCTTATCCAAAATTCGTTGACGGTGTATTTCGTTGATGGAAACATCGTTATCAATGGGTAGATGTACCTTAGCTTTTTACGCTTTGGATTGATCCGGTCAATCTCGTCACTGCGTATGCCTATCGCCGTGTAGTAGTTCTTCCAACCAAGTTGATCCCGAACATAAGATGTGATTGCGTTAGTCTTTAGTTCGCGTGTGCAGTGAAGAAATGAAGTATTGGGTATACCATATTTTTTAATCATTTCTTCAAATACCCTGCCGGATCTATCCGCTGAATGGTAATCCACGACCTTAGCACGGGTTCCTTCTCCACGAACCGGGTTTATCACAGCTTCTATCCATATAGTATCAAATCCAAACCTAATATCGCATTCATGGACGAAATCAAGGGTTTCTTCCCTTTCTTTTCCGGTGTTAGCGAATACCACAGCTATATCATAGATGCTCCTGTCTAAGCTATCCAATAACATCTTAGTCATGTATGCGCTGGTTCTACCACCGGAAAAGGATATTACTAACTTCTTTTTCATTTTAGCTCACATTTTTTTAGTTATTAATTTCATATTTAGCTTTTTCACAGCAATCAGCAATCCATCCAGCCAGGTATGCAGTTTGTTCGTTCCCTGAGATTTCATCTCCTATGCATTGAAGCAAGTCTCCGACGGCGTGTATAACTTCGTGAGTGACGGTTCTATGTGTAATCCTGCTTACATCATAAAAGACAATTAACGCGCCGTAATTTCCCGTCTTTGTTTCTTCGACGCATTGCATAAAATCTGTTTGAGGGACATCTTTAATAGGGGTCCCGTCTGTGTAATCAACGAACTTATTTAATATTTCGTCTCTGTCTTGTGCAATGGCTACCCATACTTTGAATGGGTATATTTCCGTTTCGTATTTCTTTAAAATAGCTTTACTCATGTCTTTTTTAATTGTTTTTTGATTTTATGATTTTTATTGTATTTCACATTCGCTAAAAGCCTTTTCAAATACCTCAGGACTCAACAACTTGTTGGCAATTGCTTGAAAAGCTGTTGATATTGTCGGTATTTCATTAAGGTCTATATGTACATCTTTTGGGGTAAGGCAGTCTGTTATACGCCTTGTTAAAAACATGGCTTTATCCATCGAAAGATACAATAACGGGTTACAGGCAAGTGGTGCGTACTTGCTAATTGCCGTATAAAAGTCCCGTATTGTAATTTTAGATGCCTGGCACAACATGTCGATCGTGGATGATATGGATATCAAATTGTTCAGTCGTCCATGTATACCGGCATTATGTAATGATTGGCTGACGGCAAAGCCATATCGGTCAATATGAGGTTTTATATCGTCTTCCATGCTTTGAGTGATTATCGCTAATGCTTCTTGGTTGACCTTGGCGGTAACACCTATGTTGGTGTTATATGACCTCATAAACCTGTAAAGGTCGTTGACATGTTTTTTTACCTCATGCTTGTAAAAAGAGGTATCCTTGATATTGTCTCTCAATTCAATTGTCGAGTTGTACACTTGATCGTTAAGAAACAGAACGATGTATGTGAGAGACGTTACAAGTCCTCCTGTGTCTTGATCTATTTCGTTCCAACTATTGTATTGTTTCATGTTGTTATTTATTTATAGCCCTGCAAAGACATTCTTTGCACTGTTTTACGATATCAGTTCTCTGATTCTCATCTCTAAAAATCCAGGCACATCCGAATTGTCTATCCATTGCATCCGAATATCTGCATTGGTCTGGCTCTTTGTATCTTCGTCGGAATACATGTTCCGGTAAAGACATAGCGTATTCGGCCTCCTCTTTTGTGAGGAGGTGGTAATATTTCTTTTCTGATTTCATGATTTTATTTTAAATCTGTTTTTTTAACTCTGTAGTGAGTGCCATCAATCTCTTTAATAGCAAAGTCCGTAAAAGAAGCTTCTCCTTTTGAAACCATTTTACAAACGTCGTTGTATGAGTACAATTTTACTTTCCTATCAAACTTAACAATATCAGCTATATTTAGCTCCTTGTAATTGAAGTTGTCAATCAAATGGTTAATAGCGTCGTTCAAGCGTTTTGTGGTGAACTTGTTCGCCCTTACGCGTTCAGAAAGCAAGTTAAAAAATTCATTTTCCATCTTCGGGAAAGCAACCATAAGACGGCTGATAGACACTGCTATCTCTTGTGCTCCTGCCGGTTCTCCACCGTATAGACTTATGCTACATTCCTTGCTTTGACTCTTCGTAATCTGCTCTGGCGATTCCTTCTGCGATATTTCGCAGGAACTCGTTTGTATCACGCCCGCACTTTTGAGTGCCTGTCCGATTTTTATTGTCATAATTTCCGGATATTACTTTTTCAAAATTAGTAGGCTTAATTAGCCAATCAAAAGAAGCTCGCCAGCCATTTTTGTTCTGTCCTTTGAGAAAATCACTGTTTAACGCCATTTGTATCATTTTTGCGAAGGTTTCTTTCCCGTATGTTTTGATACGGGCATTTATCATTCCTTTTCGCTTGTCTGATAGAGGCATCCGTATATTCCCGAATACGCCTTGCGTCTTTTCATTGAAAAATTTTACAAGTTCGACGTAATCAATCCGTTCATCGTGCGGCTGGGAAGTCGCACATACAGGAGATTCGTTAGAATCTTCTGTTATATATTCCTTATCCTCTTCCTCTCCTATTATAGGCACTGATAGATCAGTGAATGTTCCGTGATTAATCAGTGATCTATCAGTGAGTTTAGGTAAAATGTTGTTTAATTGAATTTTAGGTATGTTTAAATCGTCAACATTAGGTCTGTTTATCACTTGATGCCGAGCGAAGTTAGGCAGATATATGAAATTCTCACCTTCATGTGAAAACTGACATATAAATCCATTTGCCGCAAGCTCTGATAACCACCTTTCGAACTGTTGAACCTGAATTTGATCATACGGAAATATTTTAGACTTAAGCCATATCGCATCACCGATAACAACACCAATATCATCAGAAAAAGTCCATAATCCAATGTATAGAAGCCTGGAATCCCTGCTTATTTTACCTATCTTATAATCATCCCAGAATTTAGGCTTGATAGTTCTTATTCGTGCCATGCTTGTTCATTAATATTGTTAATTTAAAAAGTGTTTTATCCATATTTTTTAGAATCGATATCAAATGTCGCTATGTTAAGCAGAAATCTCTTTTAATCCCTTGAACTCGTGATAAAGCAAAACTATCAAATCAATATCCCTTCTTGCTTGCTCTGCATTATCCCCATCAATGAGTAACGCATAGTTCATGGCAAGCTCAGATAATTTGATTACTAAATCATCTAAAAGAATGAAATTATTTAGGAAGTCGTTAAACAGACTGAAGTCGTACTGTTTATCGTAATTTGCAGATGCACTCTTTCGTGGTGCAGACGTAGATGTAGAAGTTACTATACTTCGCTTCTCCTCTAATTTCATTTCCTTGGTCATTGTTGATGAAATTTGAGTATAAAAAGAAAGCTGTCCGCTTCCCTATTTCCGACCAAGGAAACTACAAATCATATCGAAGAGTAGCCAACAAGGGAGAACGAACAGCTTATATCTTTGGATATAACACAGTCGAATGGATATAAAAAATCCACCTTTCGAAATGTTTATGTATGTTTCCTTGGTCTGTGAAACACAGCAAAGATACAACTCAAATTCAAAATGACAAAGGTTTTATTAAGAATTTAATGCTTACATTGTTTTTGTACTTCCTCTTTTGGAATATGGAAGAAACCGTTTCCACCGCTACCAGACGGAATATCAACAAAGTCGTTTTCTCCTTTGTCAAACCCTTTTATGCTTTCTTTGTCGCACACGGCAATCAGGCTGTTAAAATCTTCTGAGTATCCAACAATTAAACCGGTTCGATCATGCGAGTCATATACAGACCTTAATCTGTATTTTAAATATAATTCTTCTAAATCGGATTTTTCTTTCAGATGATTACCATTATATGTACCAGCCATGACTTTGACGAGGTTACTCATTATGTCATTCATTGACATATTCCCTTTTGGCTGCACCGGTAGATTGGATCCAGCTGTAATGAATGTGAACATCCTTTCTGCCATATCATTGAAAGACTCATCTTTAACATAGTCTTTTAATAGCTCGGCCACATACAGTCTAATGTGTAGCTCATTTGTAAAATCTGTAATTGTTGTCATATATTTGTCGTATTATTAAATTGATTTTATTTCTTTTTAAACAAATGGCATATCCTTGTTGAATTGCCAACTAAATTCATCTTTTTCTCAGAGCAGGTAATAACAAGCTCGGAGAAGGGAGAGGAGTGTATGCAATCTTTGCATTTTGCTTGAATTATTTCTTTCTTTGCCATATTATAATTTTATTGGTAATCCTGCATAGACCCATGAGAGGATGCAGGAATCCCGGGCATCCTGATTTAACCTTTTATCTAATCCTCCAACAATCTTAGACAACTCTTCCTGAGTAATCTTCCCGTCTTTGCCTTTCCAGCATTTTTTAAGAGGTTTAATTTCGTCAACTTCAAGTCCTATATGCCTTGCCATTTCTGCTATCTTACGAGCTACCTCGTGGTTTCGACCAGTGTTTTGACCTATCTTAGCAGCGGCAGCAGGAGAAGAGCGTGTAGCGTGCCAGTTGCTTTCATTCATCCAGCCAGCTTCAACAACTACTATAACCGATTCTTTTTGCCGGTCAACAAAATCCTCTTTTATGTACTTTAAGTAGTCAACAAGGAGAGGAAACGAGAGATTTGTCACGTTTAAACACCTTGACTTAACATGTAGTTCTGTTACTCCTGACTTGTCACAATCAGGATCTATTCCTATTACTCTGTCTCTTTTAATCATAATTATTCAACTTTTTCTACTTTGCCATTTATGAGCATATAGAAAGTATCCTTTTTGATATTGCAACCGTCAACTTTTACAGCTTTCACTTCTTTGATAGGATATGTTTCTCCATCCCAATCATCTCTTTCTGTTAGGACAAGCCAACTGCCTATACAACCTTTGGCCTTAGATTTGTAACCAGTAACTATTGCAATAGATTCTTCGCCATTTACAATAGCAGCTGACCGGTCGCCGGTGTTTGTCGCAGCTGACTGGTCGCCGGTGTTTGTCGCAGCT